CTTTTTTTTGGAGAACAGTTTCGCCTATAAAATTCTTCATAGCATCGCTAAACAGATTTTTGTAATCATTGTTAAGCCAATTTCGGATTTCAGATGCTCCATCATCGTATCTAGGAACAACAAACCCTTCCTGTGGTGTACTTGTACCTTCTCCGTAGTGGTAATTGTTCCAAAAATCATTATATCTGCCCCAATAATAAACCCAACGATTCTCACCGGAAATGGGGTCGTACAGCCAATATTTTTGATTTGGATTGCTACCAACATTGTTAAAGCGCATCTTGCGATAGCCATATCTACGGACGAACAATGTTCGGCCAGTGCCGTTATGGTCAGAAAGATAATTATGCTGCGCAAGGATGAAATCGACCGCAGCGCCGTTCTCCACGATTTTAACAATCGTTCCATCAGGAATGTTAGAAAGCTTAGAGGACTGGGTGGAAACATTCATGCTCGCGGATTCGCCAAAAGCACTTACAATAATAGAAGCGCTTCCCTTAGAGTTCCACCAGATACGGCAAACAGAAATCCCGTTTTGATTGCTAAGGACTTGCAAGCGAACCGTTTCGTTGCTGGCAGCCCAGATGATTTCAGGTGCGCTAGGAACAGAAGGATGGAATGTTGCCGTAACGTCAGTATAATTGCCCCAAGAGATATCAGCGGAAGCGTAGCTAAGCGTGATATAGGGGGATTCAGCTGTCACTTGACAAGATGCAGAAGAATTTCCAACACTTGCAGTTATGGTCGCTTCTCCTTTATGTGAATAAGAGACACGACAAGTAGACACGCCATCAATATTTGTTAAAACATCCAAGTGAACTATATTAACCGGAGAAGCGCTCCAACCAATCGAAGGAGAATCAATAGAAGCAGGGGACAACCTCGCGGTCAGAACGCGAGATTCTGCATACTGAAGAGAAAAAGAACTCTGGTCAAGAAGAATGGATGCAATGTCCGCCAAAATATACCCTTCCAGCGTACCTCTAAAACAGCCGCTGTACGTATACTTTGCATTGGTGACAAAAAGCTCTGAGGCGTAGCCGAAATTGTGGTTCAGCTTCACATGGTCAAGTGCATCAACGTGAGGGCTGGCACGATATTCTAAGCTTGCCTTTTTTCTGGTAGACAAAATAGAATACGCTTCTGTCATGGCGTTTTTGCCGATTTCCAAGATAGAATCGTTCAGCAAAGCGTTACTGACAGATTGTGTAACTCCGTCAATGCTAGAATTCAAAGGGTAAAGATGAGTCGTGTTGTTCACGCTGCAAGATACGTTTTTCAAACGGGAAGAGAATGTAATTTCCGGCCACTGATAGTTGTTCATTGGGTCTATTTCGTAAACTTCTGAAGACGAATCCGAAAAAAACGCAGGACGTTCAATCCGAATTTCTCCACCGCGCGTTTGGTAAAGAGCCATGCCGGCAGCGTTTGCAGCCATCTGCAAAATATCCGAGTTCTTGTAAGAGGAGTTGCTTTCATTGCTGATATCAACAGGATAGTTTTTCAGCTCGTTTGGAATAGAATACGATACGGTGTTTTCCGGAAGCTGTGAAAGCGCATCTACACACATATCATACAAATTCCCGCTTTTTCTGCCCGTATAAGTGGAGTTCATCAAGAGCCCAAGCGCATCACGCGCTACGAAAGATGCTTCAAGGCCATTTGATGGAACGTTCCATTCGGACATAAAGAACTGTCCGCCGTTAATCCATTCCGTCTTTCCGTCAATATCCATGCCGTAGCTTACGGTAACAAGCTGGCGTTCGTAGATATAGCGGTACATTCCTTGTGGGTTCAATGGGTCCCAAATCTGTTGACTGTTATCAACAGAGAAGGAGACGCTGTCTTTGGAAAGCTGTCCAGAAAGTGGGTCTCTACTTGATTCGTGCGTGAAGGAGAGCAAATTTCCTTTTCGGTAAATAAGTCTGAATCCAACAATAAACTGTTCAATTCTCGCCCTTCGGTTTGGAAGGCACCAAGAAAGCACCTCAAGTGAAATCGAGTTGTAACCAGATATCTCCCAGTCAACCTCTGAACGAACATCTACGTTGTCAGAAACAGTTATGGTGCTTACTTGGGTTCCATCAGAATACGCCGTGAGCTTGAAGCTTTTAGCGTATTCATTCAACGTGCTAGACCACAAAATCGTAACGCCAGGAATCCGTCTGGTGTGATGCTTTCCAAACGTGAAAACGATTTTGGGGTGGTAAGAGTCCGTTACAATGTTTTTACTTGCGTAGCCGACATCCACTTGGGAACCAGAGCCAGGAAAGAGAGAAAACGTTCCATCAAGAAGATGTTGGTTCGTCTCTCCGGTTGCATACTTCTTCAGTTCACGTTCGCTATTATCCTCTACAATTTCAGAAACGTTGCTGAACAAAGACTGGCTATCCGCGCTAGCAGAAACATCCTTTTGAACTCCGGGTTCCGAGCTGTCATATGAAATCTTGACAAATGTTTCAGGAACAAGGGTCTCCTTGAACTTGTCAAGCCATTTTTGCGAAGGGTGTTCCATTCCTCAAACCTCCACAAGTGACAGCTTGCACCCAGTCCAGCCCATTACATTCCCGCTATTGGGGTTTCGCCGCCACATACCAGACGTGCGGTCAGATACATACATCTGCCGCGTTTCATAAGCATTGGTTGCTTGGTTCAAGAACCGAACCGAGCAATAAAAGTTTCTTGTGAACAAACTAAGGACGGTTGCCCACTGGGCTGCGGTCAGGTAGTTCCACGACAACGATACTTTTGCAACATCGTGTCGTACGACGGCCCCGACCACTTTTCCTTGAGTATTTCGTCCAGAATCCACAATGGTGCTTGTGGTAGCTTCATAAGAGGACGGTTCAGGCAATGCCGTGCCGTTCACTGTGACCAGTGCTGGAATATTCGCCATAGAACCGTAGCCTCCTTAATAGCTGTATGCTTCTGTTCCCATCAGGGACATTCCGCGATCACTCTGACGTTTTTCGACCGCAGAAGTGATTTCCTTTCCGTCGAGATAAACCCGAACGGTGAAGTTTCCGTTGTCCGTATCGCCGAATCCAGATTCCTGCATAGCGGCGATAAAACCTTCTTTTACAGAATCTCGAAGCTCAGAAGGGGTAAGCTCTGCGGAACGGCTGTAGCTAGAAGTGTAAGAACCAGAACTATTTGCTTCCGAATACTGGCTCGTTCCAGGAACGTCGGAATAATCCACATTTCCAGAAGCGATAGAATCAACAGCTGGGCTGCTTTCACGACTTGCTGCAATCTTATCTGCGTATTCAAACAGCGGGTTTTTCACGTATTCGATTTGTCCGCCCCAGAGCTGAGCGACAAGGTTGTATGCGCCAATCATAACATTAACGCCATTAACGAATCCCTGAATAAACAGACCAAGCAAACGAACAATTCCTTCAAAAATATAGGACATGAAATTCTTCAAGCCGCCCCACACGGAAGAAATACCGCCTGCAACATCGCTATTCGTTCCGGCTAGATTGAACAAAGCACCAGCCAGCATCCCAATCAGAGAGATAACGAACAGGATAGGGTTTGCATTCATTGCAACATTTAATCCAGTCTGTGCCGTCGTAGCCGCAACGGTCGAAGGAACCAGTTGACCGATAAAACTAGAAGCCATACCGGCAATGTTGTTCCAAACGCCACTCAGGTTGCTTGTCAGCCAAGTAAGGCTGTTTTCTGCAATAGACTTGATTTGTGCGCGCTGTTCATCATCCATTGCATGATAGAAATAGGAAGCGGCCCATGTGCCGAGAGACTGCAAATCTCCGTTTTGAATTGCATTGCCAAGCGTTTGGATGCTACCTAGAAAATCGTTCTGCAAGCCGGAATCAATCTGCTGCCACTGGGTATCCAGACCGTTCAAGAACCCGGCAACATAGTTGGTAGCCTGAGTAGAGCCAGCGTTAATCAGCTCGTTGCCTTTCTCCTGCACAGCGGCTACAACGCCCTGCATAGCAGTGGAGACGTAGGGAACGGCTGCAGTGATACCGTTTGCAAGGCCTTGGTCGATGTAGATACCGAACTGTTCAAAGACTTTAGAAGGAGAGTGGATGCCAGTATCTGTCGTGAACTTATCTAGAATAGCCTTTGCAAGTCCACCAACAGTTTTCTTTGCATTCTCAATTCCTTTGTTGATACCATCAATCAAGCCCTGAACGATGTTTTTGCCATAGTCCAAAAATTTTGCAGGGAGATTTTTAATTGTATCAACCAAACTGTTCCAAGCCTTGTCCCAGTTTTCTTTGAATCCGGCCCACTTCTGGTTCCACCACTCGCCAACGCCAACAAACCACTGCTTTAAGCCTGCACTCGCTTGGTCAAGCGCCTGAATTGGATGCTGAACAAACCCGGGCAAGCTTTCCCATGCAGTCTGAAAATTAGTGCTGAATCCTTGCCACTTTTCATTCCACCACTCGCCAACGCCGACAAACCAGTTTTTTAAGCTCTCGCTTGCCTTGTCGAGAGATTCTGTAATTTTGTCCCAGTTTTGATAAATCGCAATACCGACATCGGTCAGACCGCCAACAATTAAACCAATCAGCGTACCGATGCCTGTACCAATCGGGCCACCAAGAGAACCGATAATTGCACCAATGCCTGCGCCAGCCATTGTCGAGCCAAGCGGAATCAAAATTCCGTTTAACGTGTTTAAGCCATTCTTGACAGCATCGTAAACGCCCGTTACAAACATAGGTATGCCGGTTACTACTCCGCCAACTGCTGCTCCAATAATCGCGCCAGCAGTAGAGCCACCAGCCGCTTTAATGGCCGCTCCAACAGCAGTATTGCCAAAGCCGGTCACGATAAACTGAGCAATTCCTTTACCGAGAATGGCTGCGCCTGTAGTTCCAATCAAAGCACCAAGAACAATTTCGGCGAAATTTTTCCCATTTACGCCATTTTCAATCGCGTCTTTAATGCCTGTAATTTCAAGAACGACACCTACTGTAAAAACGCCAAGACCCAAAACAATGGATTTCAATGCGTTCATTTTGGAAATAGCATCCACAATATCCGTAATAAGATTTGTGAGCTTCCAAGCAGCAAGGGCGGTTGCTACAGTCGCTATAAGAGGAAGCATAGCCTTGATTTTCTGCTTGATAGCATCAATCTGCTTTGCAAACTCTTCGTTGTACTGCTTGAACATATCGTAGCCGGACAGGTCTACATCGCCCAAGATGTTGCCGGCAGATGCACCGCCGCCAGAGCCGGAGCTTCCTTGTGTTGGGTCAATGATGTTCAGTTCATCAAAACCCATCGTGTAGTCCTTGAGAGCTTTGGCGGCTTTCTTTGTCGAATCGGTTGTGTCATCCATTGCGTCACCGATGCCGCCAACGCTGCCAGCACTCTTAGTGAAATCGGTGAACACGACCTTCACGCCCATCAGCTTTGCCACCCACTGAACGAACTCCCGAATGAGCTGAACGGCGGCAATCAGCGGGGGAAGAATAGATTTCATGGCAGGGTAGAGCAAAGAGCCAACAGACTTCGCCAGCATATCCAATTGCGCTTTCAGAATCTTAATCTGGTTCGCAGGGCTCTGGATGGTCTGTGCAAGGTTGCCCTGCACGTTGGCAGTCTGCTTCATAATGGCAATGTAACGCAAAACTGCCTTATCCGCCTGAGACAGACTAGATACCTGTTTGTTAAAGCCCAAAGCAAGAAGCTCTTGCTGTAACCGCGCCTGAGACAGGTCGATGCCCAAACGGCGAATAGGCTCAATCTCACCAGAGATTGCGGAGGACATTGCAGTAAAGGTCTCTGCAACGTCCTTGTTCCAATAGGAGCCTTCGTCATAGGCAAGCTGAGTCAGGTTCTTGGATAAGATATACGCTTTATCGCTGGCCAGACCAAACGAAGTACCCAAGCTCTGGATGGTAGCCATGTAGGTCATCGCTTTGGTCGGGTCAACGCCAAGCAAACCCTGCATCTTGCCAATGAGCGTATCAGCTTCACCGCTCAAATTGCCCATAGCATTATGGAACAGGTCTGTTGCTTCGTAGAAATCATTAAACTTCGCAACAGCGTTGCCAAGATACTCAGCGATAGCTTTCAACGAAACCAGCTTTGCCATGTTCCGTATAAAGCCGTTCATCTGATTGGACAGGCTGAGATAGCTCTTGCACTGCTTTTCGTTGGCAGCAGTCACACGGTTTGCCTGTGTGACCACCTTGCTCAACTGCGGCGGGAGCTTCGCAAAAGCGTTGCCCACCTTGTCAAGCTGAGATACAAGGGGAGTAAGGGCAGTAGAAATCTTCTGACAAGAGCTTGCAAAAGAATCAAGGTCAGTCGCTTTCAGCTTGTCGGTCAGGTCGGGAACCTTCCCGATCGCATTGAAAGCACTGCCAAGAGCTTTAAGGTTCGATGCGTCCAGAATGGACAGTGGAGCCAAAGCGTTAGTGAGCTGAGTAATGCTTCCAGACATGGAGTAAAAGTCCACGCCGTTCAAGCCCGACACAGCCGCGGGGATCTTCTTGATGGCGCTCACGACCGTGTTGATGCTCTTTGCGCTTGCGGTCGGGTTGACGTTGGAAAGTCCATTTAGAAAGCTGGTGATTTTGTCCAGCCCGGACATTCCAGCGGATGCCTGTTTCAGCGTTGCAATGGAACCGGCCAGCTTGTCGAGGCTGTTCACAACCTTTGTGACGCTGCCTTTCGTCCGCAAATTAGAAATGGCGGTAGTGAGCTTGTCGATATTAAGCTCTGCGCCCTGCGATTCCGCAGAAATCTCTACGGATAAGCTCGTAATATCAACATCAGCCATCACTACCACCATCACTTTCCATCATAGAGAACATCATTCTCTTGATTCGCTCCTGCGCCTCAACTGCGCGTTGGTATTCATACTCGTCTTTCTCCTTTTGAGTAAGCGGAATCGGTCTATCCATGTACTTGATGGGGCTAGACCCTTTCTTTCGGAACATATTGCCAACCGTAGAGGAAAGCGCAGATGCCATGTAAAAGCCATTTCTCCACGCTTCTGCATTGGCTCTGCGTTCCCGCAGCTCCTCTGCGTCACGGTAAACCTTCGCCAGCCAGACATCACCGTGCCAGAACTGCTCGTAGGTCATACCAATGGAGATGTAATAGGCTTCTACATCATGGAACAGTTTGGAGAAAGAAAACGGCTCCCCCTCTCCGTCTGATTCCTGAGATTGTGCGGTTACACAATCTCCCACGTTGCGTTTTTTGCGGTCTTGTCCTCAGTGTCAGTTGCCAGCAGGGACTTGGAAGCGTCCATGAACATCTCAAGCAGAACGCCCATCAGGTCTTCCTTCTCCTCGATGTGCTGGAACATCTCGTCAACAACCTTGCGCTTGATACCCTTGTTCCGGGCGATGAAAGCGCCGTAGAACAGGGCACGAGAGTTGGACAGCAGATTGGTCATCTGGGTGTACTGACCAATCTGAAAACCTGCGCGTTCGGTAGCTTCCACGCTGTCACGGGTGAAGGTCAGCTCATAAGTGTTCTTACCATCGGGGGAATGAAAGTTGATAACCTTAGCAGCCATAATAAATGCTCTCCTTTATAAATAGGAGCAGAACCAAATCCGTTGTTCAGTTCTGCCCGGTTTGATTGATTTGATTAAGATGTATTAGGAAACGTCAAGGGAAACCGTTTCAGCCCATTTGGGTTTGCTCAGGAAAATAATGTTGATGGGGAACTCCAACGGTTCATCAACGCCTGCGCCGGACATACCGCACTGGTGCATACCATCCCAAGTAAACCCAGAGCCATCAGAGAACTTCAGAGCATAATGATGCGTTGCATTGAGTTCGCCGTCCGAATCCTTGTAGCCACGCTCGGTAACGGCGGCGTAATCCGTCTTGTTGTAGAAGGCGGTAAAGGGCTTAAGATCAGACTGGTTGATGCCAAAAATCTGCTTCTGCATGGGGTCAGAAAGGGTAGTGACGTCCAAAAGATTCGGGTCGGAAATCAGGTCAGGAAAATCCTTGATGTCGCACAGCTTGGTCATAGTGCCGGAAGTTCCTTCATAAAGAGTAATTCCGTAGCTGGAAATTCCAGTTGCCATAGAATGTTTACCTCCTTAGTTTCGGTAAATCATTCCGTCCTCTCCGATTGTTGCCCCGTAGCTGCAATCAATCCGATAGACGGAATTGTTGTACAGCCCATTCAATGGGGCAAACGACTTGCGATAAAAATTGAGTGGTTCAAGAATGGAATCCACGATTCCAACAATGGAACGTGCTTCTGCAATGCGTCCGCTGGTTTTGTTGGAATATACACGCACACGCAAGGAAACGGCAGCATACTTGCTTCGGCTGGCAGAATCACGATGAACCGGGAGATTGTTGTTTTCCTCTATCTGCACACACGGAAATTTCTTGACGTTGCTGTCATTGATTTCACCAGTAACGAAGATACCGGGCACTTGCTTTCGCAGTTCCTTAGCAACAGCCGTGAAAATAGAGTTGAAATAATCGATCAACTATTCCAAACCTCCCTCCACGTTGCTTCAACCTGAGAAGCCATTTCCTCAACAGCTCCCCACATAGCCATAGCTGGCTCGTTGCCACTGGTGTAATTCAACTGGCCTTTGCCATCCACCTGTTTGACAGGCGTGCCAGCATTGCCAGATTCGCCGTAGTAGTACCATCTGCGGTTTGCGCCTTGCCCTTTGCCGTAGGAGCCATGCGCACCAACACCGGGCGGCAACTCACCGCCATATCCGTTGTGATGTGCGCCAGTGCCAAACTCGATAAAGGCAACTGACTTGCCCTCTGCAACGATGGTACAAGTCTTGTCTTTTTGGTTGATATGGCATTTCACATCATTGGAACCAGAGTATTCCGCATTAGCGAAACGCACCTTTGCAACTTCAAGCCCCAGCCAAGAAAGACGAAAAGCCAACGCTCTAGCTTTCTTGTTCAGGGTGGTCTTGTACTCCTGTATCTGACGTTCCGCATCACGAAGTCCGGCATCGCTCAACCTCACTTTAATTTTCATTTGTGGCCACCTCTTTCAGCGCATACAGCGTATCCGTGATATGCTCTGCGACTTTGACCACGATGTAATTGAAGGGCTTTGAAACGTCCGTCTGAAACCAGACGTGCGTGCCTTCATAAAGCGGTGTGTTGCGCTTTTTGCTGGACGAACTAACAACGTAGCTGTAATCCGTGAACGCTCCAAAAGGGTTTGCTTCCGCAGAACCAGTAGGCGGGCTGACGTTCAGCATCAGCTTTGCGGGTTCGCTCCACGATTCGTATGCGAATTCGCCGGTTTCGTTGCCCCACTCGTCCACGACAGGTGTTTTTTCGCCAACCGGGTTTGAATACCACAGCGGGCGCTTATCCAGCGGGCTTCCATTGAACATCAGCCGATAACACCTACTCTCGGAACCACTTCATTCAGCAGGGACTGTGCCACATCGGAACTTTCCCACACACGAGTAATGCCGTTGTTGGTGTAGCTTGTCTGCCCGTTTGCGCCGATGTGGTTGTACAGTTCCGCTGCAATGCGTATCTGCAACGACTGATACTGCGAGGGCAGCTCGTCCGGTCTGTTGCCGAAGGGGTAGCCCTGCGCAAATATCTTGTCTTTGGCGAAATCAAGCAGCAGGTCGAAGAGTGGGTAGTCCTCGTCCGTGATTTCACGGTCAAGTGCGGGTGCAATGTACTGCCCCAGCTTGACTGCCGCTTCGGAATACTGGTCTCCCATGCTGCTTTCCTCCTTTCGCCTTAGTAAGCCTTGATGCAGTACACGGCGTCCATGCGCTCAAAGGACGGCAGGACGATCTCGGAGACGTAGATGTTGGTGTTGACGGGATGCACGGTCTGCTCAGTGGTAACAGCAACGCCAGTATTCACAACGGAAACCTGTGCGTTGGAGATGCCAGCCATCAGGTCGGCTTCCTCAGGGGTGGCAACATAGTACATATTGCCCAGAGAGCCAGAAGGAGCCAGAACGACATAGCCATCAGGCAAATACTTCTCGGCAGCAGCGGTCTCTTCCGGCTTGAACATCTTGTCATACAGGTGAATGCGGATGCCGGATGCACTTTCGATAACAGAACGTGCTTCGGAATCAACCAGCACAGCGGTGGTAGTCTTCATAACCGTCAGGAAACGGTTCTTGATTTCATCCGCAGCAATCATCTTGTGGAAAGTGTTGGTGTTCATGTAGGCATCGGTGACAATCTCACCAGTGTTTGCCAGCACGGTGTTTGCGGCAGTAGTCATCGTGGCGATGGGGGTTGCAGTGGTAGGAGCATCCCACTTCTCCTTGGTAGTCAGAGCCTTGTAATTGGACTGCTTCCAAGTGCCGTCAGGGTCGTAATCGTAGACGTAACTCACGCCGTTGGATTCGATGGAGATGCCGGGCTTGCCATCCTTGGGAGCCAGAAGCTGCCATACCATGCGCTCAGGAACGATACGAGCACCAGTGATAAGCTGTGCAGTATCATCGTAGACACGATTGATAACGTCTGCCGCAAACTCCTGATTGGTAGCCAGAACAGAGATAATCTTGCGGCGGTCTTCCTCGTCAATGTGAGTGCCCTCACGGAAGAACGGCATACTGGTCTCGGTCATCTTGATGCCCTGACGAGTACGGAACGTAGCCTTAGTGTCGAACACACTAGGCTTCAGCGAAACGCCAACGCCCTTGTGACCACGCAGCCACTTCAGTTCCATGCTGACCTTCTTACGGGCAGGGAACAGAGCATCAGAAGCATAGGGCTGCGCATTGGTCGGGTCATTCGTCCAGTAGGCGGCAATCGCAGCAGGGGAGAAGATTTCATTCAGATTCAGTGCCATAATTTAGTCCTCCTTACTCGCTCTTTGCGCCAACATCAGTACGGCAGAAAACGGCGGGAACAGCCTTTTTCAGAGCGGCAATATCGTTTGCAGAATAGGTAAAGCCGGACAGCTTTGCCTTGTCCACATCAATAACGCCCTGAATCAGCAGTGCGCCATTGGGGTTGACGGCGGGGTCAACAGTGTGCAGCAGAATGCCAATGGCATCGGTAGCTGCATCAGCAGCACTGGTGCCAGTAGTGGTAGCAGCTTTCAGGCCAGTCTTTGCCATAGGATAGCCAGCCGGAACAGCATTGGTTTCCTTAACGGTAAAGGGAATGGCAACGTAGGTATCAGCAGCCAGAATAGTGCTTTCAGGAGCCGATACCGGAGTATTGGTGTACTTCATGTTTTCCTCCTTAATGGAAAGCAGTCATTGCGTCACTCGATGCCTTGCTTGCGTCTGCACGCTCCTTCGCAAAGCGTTTAGCAAAGGAAACACCTGCGCTATCCGCGCCGTCGCCATTGCCATCCGCACCCGGAGGTGTGGGCATATCCTTCAGCAGAGAAGCCTTGTATGCGGTGTCGTGGGCGGTCATAAACTCCGACTGGAACTTAAACACCTTGTCCATGTCACCGTCAGCCAGTGCAGATGCAGCCTTGTTGGCAAGTTCAGCGTCATAACCCTGTGCAACGAACTTCTCACGGTAAGATGCGAGGGTCTTTTCCTTGACGAGGTTTTCCTTGTCGGCAGTCAGGGCTTCAATCTGTTTCTGCATCTCTGCCATCTTGTCAGCCTGTTCCTGTGCGGCATTCTCGTCATCGGTACGCTTTGCCTTGAGCTGCTTCTTGTACTCGGCAGCTTCGCCATTGGCTTTCGTCACGGCGTTGCGCAACTTCTCAACCTCTGCGTTAGGGTCTGCAACCTTTTCAAGCGCAGAAATGATTTCATCGGCGGTCATGCCCTCTTTGTAGGCATCACCAAGCAACACATTGAGTTTCATATCGTTAATTTCCTCCTGCGTTTTTTTACCGTTGCTTCCCTGCAACGCTGCGAAATTTGTATCCCGGCTTCCCTGCCGTGTTTATAGCAAAGGGTTATTCGCCCTCTGTTTCTTTATTGGTATCGGTAGACTGTTTGTCTGCCATGTCCCCGGTATTTGTGCCGGTAGCGTCCTGTTTAGGCTGTTCCTGCGGCTTCGGTGCTTTCCCATCCTCTCCCAGCTTGCCAGCGGAAATCAGAAACGGCTTGCTCATTTCATAAGCAGCCTGCGGGTCAGGGAACAGACCGGGCGTAGTGAACGCCAGCTGCGGGTCAATAGTCTGCTGCAACATCTGCGCAAAAATCTGAACCTTGCTCTGCTGGTTATCGTACTGACGGCGTGGCAGTTTGATGTTGATGTCACTCGCCATCAGCTTAGAACCAGCCGTATCACGCAAGATTTTCAGCATTACAGACAGGCTTTGACGCTCAGCGTACTTGAACATATTCTCGTACTGCTGCGCCCTTGCTTCGGTGTGATTCCAACCATTACGAACGATGACTGCGCCCACGTTGTCGGACGTTGCGTTCTCGCTGCCAGTGGCACTAGGCATGGCAGTCAGACTGCGGTACACGTTCAACATAGAATCAAGCAGGGTCTGGCTCTGCTGCTGGTCAAGCTCGTTTGCAATCTGCGATACAGAAGCGGGCAGACCAGAAGTGGATTTCAAGCACATTGCGCCAAGTTCCTTCACTTGGTCAAGCGCGTCCTTGTCCACAAGGCAGTTGGTAAACACCATGATGGACTGGATGAACTGCGCCACGCCGTCCAAACGGTTGCTTTCAAGGTCGTTGATGGCATCCAGCACAGGGATAGCCGGTTCAAACAGCCCCATACGCTCCGGGTTCAGCTTGTATTCGACCATCGGCAACATTCCGAGAGAGTGATTCTCAGACTTTGTAACCTTGCCGTTGTCGATTTCAAAGTACTGGTTTGGCGTATACACGCAAATCAGGTCATTCAGATCGTTCTGATAATTGCGTGGGATGTGCAGCACGTTGGCGATGGGCTTGTGGCCGATGCCGGAGTTGTAAATCACATACGCCATGTCCGGGTCTGGAACGTCCACCAGCAGGGGCGTTTCGTCTGGGTAGTTGCCGTTGTACCCCTTGTCTGGAAGAACAATGCGGTATCCCTGTCCGCACTCCAACATCCACTGCCAGAGCCGCCGATCAAGCGCATCCTTGCCCTCATACTGCAAAGCATTGGACAGACGGGCGATTTCCTCACCATCACCTGTTGCCGTTTCAGACCGTACATAAGAGCAAGGAGTGCCGCTCATGTAGCCTGTGTAGAAGCCCACGCACTCGTTGGCATGGTTCTCTACAATGCGGTTGGTGATTTCAGCGTGGTATTCCTTTGTGCGATGGAGGACAGGCTGGCTACCCAAGTAGTAGTTGTGCAGAAAGCGAATCTCGTTCTTGTTCAGCAGATGAATAGGCTCTGCTTTGCCCATGACCACTTTCAGCACGTTTGCCCGATTGATTTCCGTCTCCGGCGTTTCAATCGGTCTACGTCCGGTCAGTGGCTCATTCAAAAAGCCGTCAACAACTATCTGATACTCAGCCATGTGTTCCTCCTTTCCGGCAAAATAAAAAGCGCAGCAAGACAAACCTGTTAAGGTCTATCTCACTGCGCCAAAACTGCGCTTCAAAAGCTATTCACTTTTCCGGTGGATGGATAATTTTCACCCATCCTTCCCTTGTGTCTCCTTCGATAACACCCTTGCATCTGTCGCACTTGAAATGGTATCGTCCGTCTACTTCGCCAAGATAGCGATTGCAGCGAACGTTCTTATAGATTGGGTTTTGCCTGATACAAGGGCAACAGATTCTAACTAACATGAGCGCTCCTTTCGTTGGATTTCTGGAAACAGGCTGTTGAGCACAGACCTGTTGGAAGCTACTGGGAAACTGTTCGCACTTCCAGCCGTGCTATTTTCCGCCCCGGAAAACCTTCACAGTCTTTCTGTTTGCCGGACAGGCAATGGTTCGGACTGCGATTCGGACGCGGAAGCCGGATTTGAACCAGCGACCTCTTGGCAACCAAGCGAGCTACCTGACTGCTCCACTCCGCGATAGACCCGGCTTACTTTACCGCTGCTCTTTGCAAAAGGAGAAAATTCAAAAAAGCCTTTTGCATCGAGAGCCGGGAATAGCGGTGAGGTGTCAAAAGAGAAATCCCATGCAAAGCAAGAGGATAGTTGTGCTGCGTAGCGGGTTTGAACCGCTTCGTGTCAGTTGGGGGAGTACAAACAACGTTCCGTCCACTCGGAAACGCAACATATAATCCCCACGACAGAGAAAGGCGGCTGTCGTGGGTGAGTAAGAAAGGAGGGTATTACACAACAAGCGGCGAGTAAAAATGACTTAAAAATCTCGCCATCGCAATACCTAGAGGAAGCTGCAAATCTTCCTGGTACTATTGTAAGCCATGTCAACAGGCAAATCAAATTTTAATGCCTACGAATCCGGCTATTTAGGGGAATTATTAAAATGGCCTCTTGACAGGCTCAATTTTGCTGATTCCGTTATACAGTTCATCGGCAAGCTGTGCCAGACTGTCCGGTGCATCATCGTGCGGAACTTTGCCAAGCTGCGTGAACATCGTCACCTGTTCCATGAACGCCTTGTACTCTTTCGACTGGTGTTTTTCGTCAAGGAAATAGAACCGTTTGATGTCCGGCGCATACTGGATGATTCTTGACAGCTTACTTTGTCCGCTGGGTGCACGTTGGCTGCGGACAGAGCAGTGATAGCCCTGCTGCCTAAGCTGGCTGTCTACCACATCACAGTATTCGTCGCCGCCGTTGTTGGCTTCGCCACGCACCACATTGATTTTATGCTGGATGATTTTACCCACAACTTCCGGTCTTGTCACGGTCTTATCGCCGTTATTGAACACGAGATCAGGGATGAACACGGCATCGCCGTACACATAGGCGATAGGACAGGCGGTGAAGTCGCCGCCGCCCCATGCAATGTCCATGACCATGAGCTTGCGATCAGGCTCTCCATCAGGCAGAACGCCGTTGAAATACCGCAGTTCATCGGCAGGGAACAGCAGACCTTCACGCTCAACAGGTTGGTTCATGTACAGTGCTTTCCAACTCATTTCATCCATGACTTCGCGTTGCTTTCGGAGCGTTTCTGTGCTATATCCTACACCATAGTCATAATCGAAGTTGGATTCGTCTTTTTCGTTCATTGCTGGCATAACAATGAATCTGTTCCTGTCGGAATCGCCGTAGTTTTGCTCTAATCGTCCGATAACATCATGGACAGACCAGCGTGTAGCAATATGCAGTTCCTTGCACTTGTTGCCGATTTTACGCTGTCTAAGGTCGGTAGTGTACGTTTCCCACAGCTTATCAAGGCGGGGTTTAGAGAGCGCAACCTCAATGCCAGACACAAGGTCATCGCAGTAGAGAAGCGTAGATGCGCGGTACAGACCAGCATTGCCAGTTCCAATAGACGTAAATTCAAGCGTTTCAAAACGCTTTCTCTTGCCTAAGTCAATTCGGCAGTCCTTCGCATTGGTGTTCGACACGGCAACGTCCGGGAAAACATCGTTCCACAGATACTCTCCGTCCTTGTCGAATATACGCAAACATTCGTCATAAACGCCACGAACAAAGCTGTTCGAGTGAGAGCCTGTAAGCATCGGTTCGTCAGGGTTTCTTCCAGCAAGCCATGTCAGATAGAAAATAGCTAGAGCCGTCTTACCGCAGCCGGGGGGCATGGAGATTGCCAGCAAGTCCAGTCTGTCATCCGCAAGGTCTTGCAGGGCGTTCGCAACGGTTCTTAACACCTTTCTTCTCGGCTGATAGAACTTCTTCTCTGGCGCACGATTCCATTCAAGGTAGATGCAATAGCTATCAAACACGTCTTTTGCTTCAAACAGGTACGTCCGACCGATAATGTCATAAACCTTCGCCACGTCCTCGCCTGTTTTCATCTTGCCCATTATGGCTGCACAAACAGAACGCAGCTCACCAGAGTATTTGTAGGCATCGAACCGCTTGTCCTGCGGCAAAGCGTCTCTCAGGTTTACCACCGCCTGAAACCAGTCCTCGTAGACCTGTGCTTCGGTCGGATTCTGCTTTGCATACGCTTTGATACTGTCTATGATGGCGATACACTGCTTTGGCTGCATAAAAAAAATAGGCACCCCCTACCTGAAAATGTAAAGAGTGCCTACAACTGCACAAAAATTAAATATTCGGTTTTATAATGCGATTTCAGAAAATTTCTTTCTCAAAATCAATTAAAAGAACTGCCCGACCGTTTCTAACCCTTTTTCTACCTTCTTCATTATGCTGTTTTCGGAGAGATACTCCATGCCTTTTAAGGTAATCTGCGGGTGAATCGGCTCTACAATATGCGGGAACTTGTTCGTCAGGTCTTGCGTGTAGACCAGGCCGCGAATAAAACCGTTCATTTGCAGCTCGATCATAATCTGCTCCCAATCAGAGACCTTCATCTTCATTGCTTTTGCAGAGATAAGCTCATAGTCAAATTCTTCATCGCCCTTGTGCTTATCCAGCAGTTTGAGAATCTTGTAAATAGCATTAAAGTTGTCCATGAGCTACTCCTTTCACCTGTTCTGTTCAGCAATCCGATACCATGTCTGGCGGGTCACGCCAAGCTGCTTGGCAGCATCCGTGACCGTGAGAATGCGCTTCTCCACCTGTTCGTGAAGAACGTCAAAAAGATTTCGGTCATACTCGGTTGGCTTGCGGCCTTCCCTGTAATCAGGGCGCTGACTGGCAATGTTCTTGCCCTCTTTGGTGCGCTCAACAATCATGTCACGCTCAAACTCTGCAAAGGCAAGCATAACGTTACGAATCAGTTTTCCGGTCGATGTATTGTTCATCAGACCCATATTCAGAATGTTCACGGACACGTCTTTTGCAAGCAAGCTGTCAATAATTTCAATGCCGCCCTTCACGGAACGAGCAATACGGTCAAGCTTCGCCACGATCAGCGTGTCTCCCGGTTGGATTTCAGCCATCAGCTTGTCCAATTCAGGGCGATGCAGCTTCGTGCCAGTGTAAACATCAGAAAAGATTTTCTGTGCGCCGTTGGCTTTCAGAAGTTCCGACTGGGCTTCAAGACTGTTGCCATCAATCGCCTGACCGGCGGAACTGACACGAGCGTAACCGTAAATCATTCAGGTTCACCGTCCTTTTCAAAGCGTGGATTTTTCCTTAAGTTCTTTTGCTTTTCGAACAAAATAATCGTTCTTAAATTCTTCCAGGCCATCATCAACCAAGTAGCAGCCGTCTTTTACAGGTTCATCACTTTTCGGCTCGATTACAACACGATAACCAAGCAACCAGCAAAATTTCACGAGAGTTTTAACCGAAAGGCCGTTTCCCCTCAATCTTTCAGTCACGCAAGAAGGACGTTCCTGTCCAAGTTCGTTCGCCCACCAAGCCCAAGTCTTGTGCGGGTTTCCAGCTCTAGCGTAATCTATCAACTCTTTGACAATTTTATTGCTTTGCATACAGGCATCCTCTCTTTCTTGATGCCATTGTAACACTTTTTAATGTAACTGTCAACACTTTTTAGTGTAAGCAAAATTAGTTCTATGCTTATATAATATATAAATATACTCTAGTATGTATTTATACATACTAGAGTAGTATAAGAATGTTTACTTAGTTAATCACAATCAGGTAGAAAATTTTCTATAATAAGGAGTAATTCTTCCAAACTTCATTTCCGTAAAACTTTGGGTCTTGACAAGCATATTTTCACGCTTTATACTTGTTTCAGCGAAAGCGAGGTGATAAGCTTGGCAAGACGGGCAGAAACCTCGGAACGTGATAAGCTGCGCATGATAAGCACCCGGCTCACGGAGAGCCAGATCGCAAGCATGGAGAGCAGCGCAAAGGCATTGGGTATCTCAAAGGTCGATGTTATCCGCATGGGTATCGAGTGGGTAGCATCCTACGTTGAAAGCATCAAGGCATAAAAAAATAAGCTACCAGCCGCAACCACCACGAAGCCACTGATAGCTTATCCACATCACGAAACGAGAACCTGCAACCACCAAGGGGGCAGTCTCCCTTTTCGGAATCTATTATACCAAAAAGGGCTGCTCTCCGCAAGAGTTAGGAGAAAAAACATGAACTTTCCCACGACAACCGAAGAATTTCTGAAAGCCTTCGCACACGGCAAAGAGCCGACCAGCGAGGACAGGGAGTACGCAGAAGCACTGGGTAAGCTGTCAGAACTGAACTACCGGGCAGGGTACGAAGCGGGAGCGACCAAAAATAAGGGCTGAGTTTTGTGCAAATCTACAAACTTTTGGATTTTGTACAAATACCAGTACTACATTAAGCGTTTGCGTAATTGACAAACCACAACATATTGCGTATACTGGTTGCACCCACATGAAGGGAGGTGAGTTTATGTATAGTCCTTATCTTGAACGCCACAATCACACGTTCACTGTTGCGCTGACCGAACGGCAGTTCCAGTGGCTGAAAGCCTATTGCACTGAGCACAAGGTCGCACAGGCCGCAGCCATCCGTGACACGTTCTTTGAGGTGCATCCCATCCCGGAGAACGATGAAAACGAAAAATGATACGTCCGCTGCTGTCGGCAAACTTTAGCGAACGTATCATAAACCACACTGGAACAAGCTGTTCCAGCCTTATTATAGCAGGAATTGGCTTGTTCCGCAAGAACTATAGGAGTTTTTATGGAACAAAAGGTTAAATATGCTATCAATCTTATCAGCGAAAACGGGCAGGTTGTCGTGTCCAGCCGTGAAGTAGCAGAAAATTTCGGAAAAGAACATCGGAACGTCATGCGAGATGTAGAAAACATCATGTCACAGGGTGTGCTCAAAAATGAGCAGACCCCCATGTTCTTCAAGACCGAGTACACCCACGAGCAGAACGGTCAGACATATCCCATGTATCTGATGAATCGCGATGGGTTTACGCTCCTTGCTATGGGATTTACCGGAAAGGAAGCCCTTGAATGGAAGCTCAAGTACATTGATGCTTTCAATCAGATGGAGCAGAAGCTTACCAACCCGGAGCCTGAATCAACAGAGATGCTGTTGAGCCGTGCTCTGATTGCCGCTCACAGCGTTATCGACACGGAGCGTAAGAAAGTAAAGGCTCTGGAAGCGGAAAACGCCAAGATGAAGCCTGATTCCGATTACGCAAAGGCGATGCTACTTTCCGATGAAAGCCTGACTACCACGCAGATTGCCATGAACTACGGCATGAGCGCACGAAAGCTGAACAAGATTCTTAGAGAGCTTGGCATCCAGCATACAGTGAACAAGCAGTGGATTCCTTACCAGAAGTATCTTGGCAACGGATACGTTGTCGGGCATCCGATCGAGCTGCCGAACGGCAAGACGAAAGAGGTCACCCGCTGGACAAGAGCCGGTCAGAAGTTCATTTATAGCAAGCTCAAAGAAGCGGGCTATCTGCCTGTTGGCGAGCAGATTAGAATGGAGACGTGCTGATGGACTACTCCGAAGAAATGTTTCGGCTACAAGCTGAGAATGAAGAGCACAAAGCCGTTTTAGAAAAAAGCCATGAAATCCTTAATCAGGCATTAGAAATCATCATGCCAGAGGATAAGAGGTCAAGAAAAGTTGTAAGTGTAGCGCTAGCAACGTCCGTACAACATTTTTGCGAGGACAGCTATTCAATGGGATACAATGATTGTTTGCTCGACATTCTCAGGGAAAAGGAAGAAGTCAGCGCTCCTATCATGTTTCCAACACTTAAATCGTAAATAGCCTATAAGAAAAGCCAGTGGTTAGAGAACATCTAGCCGCTGGCTTTTTATGTTATAGGTCAATAACAGGCTTTTCGGATTTTTCTATACCAAGAACCAAATTTCCACTAATTTTAATCCACTCACCGTCTTTACAGTTCACATTGATAAGCTGACTATATTCATAATCGTACTGAACACCAACGTGTTCAAAATATGTACAAGCACCAAGCGTTGTGTTTCCTTCTTCTTTATACTTTTGGAATGAACCAGCCCCGAACACCCACTTAAAATTGTACACGCCAACAGGGATATCCTTGCCAACAACATAATCGCCAGCAGGGATTTGGTTCTTTTGCAGCTTCAAAGGAACTCCATTATCACGAATTTTCCTTTGTCGTTGTTCTGGCTCGGTTTGCTCTTCTTCCATATCAGCTTCTATTGATTGTTTTGTTTCAGGGTCTTTCCCTATCATTCTTGCGAGTGAATCCCTGTCCCACAGTTCAACATTTAACGTTTTAGCCAGCGTTTGCGCATTTGGAGTAAAATAAACATTTGTGAACACAACGGCTTTATCTGCGCCATATTTCTTTGCGCCAGCGTAAATCTCTTGAATTGGTTTCAGTCCTAAGTTTGAGCTGTACCGTTTACATTGAAACGCCCATTTTTGGTTGTCTTTATTCGCAGTTATATCAACTCCGTAATCTCCGCTCGCTTTTGTGACATTAACATTCTTGAATCCGTTTTCCCTGAGAACTTTTGCGATAAAATACTCAAATCTGTGGCCTTCCATCTCGTCAATTTTTGAGAAATCAATATCTACAAGCGCATCTTCATCACTTCGTTTTGATAGAACCGCTATCAAATAAAAAAATATAACGATTGCGACAATAGCTATCATATAGCAAGTCTCCAGCATTCATAAAAGCCAGCGGCTTTTCGGCTACTGGCTTTTAATTGTTTCAATGTTTAGTCCTCATAACTCGTATCGGTACGGACAAAGTGCATTTTCTTCGTTGTTCCAAGTGCAGATGCGCTATAAGTGATTTCACCATTTTCGTAAGTGAACGTCTTTGTTTCATCGCCGGAGGCAAGCAGAGCCAACCCAGTCTTTTCCTTATCGTTTGCGGAATCCCATGTGTAAGGCTCTGCACTGTCAGTAGGTGCTACATAAGAGCCAGCCCAATACAAAGACTTTGTATCGCCGCCATCAGACACCCAATAGATGACAATCTCGCCATCTTTGATGTATCCAGCCTGATAACTGTCGCCTTTATCTTTTTCTTCCCAGTTCCCCGTTAAGTCAAGTGGCTCAGCCGGAGCGGAACTAGATGTAGTCTTGCTACCACCACAGCCAACCAACATGATGCAAGCCAAAGTAGCCATCAGAACTGCTGCAATGATTTTCTTTCTCATTTTTGTGTCTCCCTTTCTTTGGTATGTTGCCTTTAGCTGATTATAACACAATCTAGGCTCCGAGAGGGGCCTTTTTGTATTTTTCGGAAAATTTGGAGACTTGCACAATCGGATGGGTTCTGATTTGTGAAGGTGGGGTGGGTATTGGCAAAGAAAGTCCTTTTTTATTTTTGTCGGAGGAGACGGGACTCACCATCCCCACCCCCGGCTCGCCCCATATACCCCGCCGGTGGAGACCCAAGCCCCAGCGCACCCGGAACGACTGCACACGACAGGCAAAAGCGCAGGAAGTGCCAAAACCAGGGCAGACAAGTACCAGGGCAGGCCATACAAGGCAATGCGCGCACCTGGACGTCTTGCACGGCTGCACCGTCCAGATCTGGACGGTGCAGACTCTGGGGGTGTGGAGTGTGTCCGAAACTGAGCAGATACGGACGCTTGAGCGGCACACCAAAACAGGCCTAAAAATCATCACTTTTTCGTGTATGTTTGTTGCCTGCGCAACTTTACAAATACACTAAAAAGTGTTATTATAATGTCAGCAAAAGCATACACTAAAAAGTGTAAATCACACATCACGAAACACCAAAACAGGAGGACAAAACCATGAAAAAGACCATCGATTATACCGCACTTGCAGATACTATCCGCGCCGAACTCAACGCCCGCCACGATCGTAGCGCATGGAATAAGGCTGTGACGTTATACGCTCTTGACCTGCTGGACGATGTGCAGGAGGGTGCAGACAATATAGAGCGCTTGCCCCTTGACGGTGCAGAGCTTGAGCGGTGGGCGCTCAACGGCGCAAGCTGCTGGGAGCAGTACAGCAACGGCGGCTGTTCCCTCTGCTATAACGCCGATATCGCTGCCCGCGTCTGCACCCCGTCCGAACTCAAGCGAAAGCACGGTGGAGCGTATGAGCCTAACAGCCGGGAAACGTGGCTTGACGTGCAAGCCCGTGCACTGTATCAGGCTTGCAACCGTATCCGCGCCATCTGCCGCACCAACGGCCTGTATTGCAAGGGGGTGCAGTAAAATGATCACTTTGGACTTTACCCAATGGGCCGCCCTCTGGTATGTGGGCGGCATGATCAGCGGCGCGCTGGTTATGCTGGCATTTCTCAATAGCTAATAAGGAGGGCAAAATAAATGTATACAATTTTTTATGGTATCGGCTCCACCGCTGCCAATGGCGGTTTTTATGGGCATAAATGGATAGCTGAGGAGCTAACCAGCATTGCAAACGGCGATTATTGCGAAAAAATGACCGAAAAAGAAATACAAGCCATGTGCAATGACATCAACTTACACGGCGGACACAACGGGTTTAAAGTTTGGGCTGAGGTGCAAAAACAATGACAACGTTTGAAGAAAAAGTGAACGCATACCGCGAAAACAAGCGGCTGATGGAAGAGTTAGAAGCAATGAACGATGCAATCAAGGCCGATATCATTGCAATGATGCACGGCGCCCCCGAAATGGTGCAGGGCACTGCAAAGGCCATTTACAAGGATGTTTCTTCCGTCCGACTTGATAGCAAACTTTTGCAGGCAGCGCACCCGGATATTTATGCTGAATGTAGCAAGCGCACCACATACAAGCGGTTTAGCGTGGTCTGAGGGGGTGCGACAAGTGATATTTTCCTGCATCCTGTTCGTTTTTTGGTTTTTCTCTGCGCTGTTTAAAGCATCAAAATAAGAAGCATTTCACCCGGTCAGAAATGGCCGGGCTTTTCTTTTGCCTTGCATCTGCTGAGGGTGCAGGGCTTTTGTTTTGCCCTGCTGCAATACAGCCTCATGCAAGCGTTTACAGCGTGTTTTGTGAGTTATACCACCAACACCGCAAAACAGCGCACAGGGCTTTACAGGGGCTTTTCCAGCTATTTATCTCATTTTACCGCCGCAGATAACAGACCGGCAAAAGCGGATATAACGCCACCTGCGCCACGTTGGAGCGTATCACAACGCCGCAGCACCTCCAGCACATACCAGATACCAGCACCACGCCGGACGCTGTACAGGCCAGCACAGCCGCCCTATTATAATAAGGTATATAAGGGGGCAGCATATCGCAGACCATGCCAGCCCGGCGGGGTCTGTTCCTACCGTCTGCGGATCGCTGGCAAGTGTTGCACCCGGTGCACCTGCTGAGGGGTCAGCGTCTCCACCCGACGGGGCAGTCCAGCAGCGCGGGCGGCGCGGAACCATTGGCGGCTACCGCCGCATCTCTTTTCGGGCTTTCGCCCGATAGCTAATAGAGGTCAGCAATAGTCGTAGCGTTCCGGCTGGAATAGTCGTAGCCAATAGTCGTAATTTCTCCGATAAAATAGTCGTGGAATAGTCGTAAAGTCGTCAGACGACTAGTTTTTGAAAGTCCTATATATCGTATAGTAACGAACAGCTCGCTGATAGTCGCAGAGTAATAGTCGTAGCGTTTTCTAACGAACCATCGTTAAATAGTCGTGTATTTTTGTGTGAAATAGTCGTTCGCCTTTTAGGAAAAGAGAGGTGCGATAGTCGCTAAGTCATCAGACTGCATAAAAATCACAATCCGTTGCATATATTCATTATTTTATTCACCCGCTAGCCATAACAAATTCGTATACCAACCGTACTTATTATAATATGCGCTTATATATCCCAGTAACTATCTAGGGATTATTCTGCTGGAATAGTCGTATCATCCGATTCGGCCTGTTCATATCCAATTTAATTCCTATTAACGCACTATGATATTTTATTTAATTCATAGCGTTCTACTGGGAATAGTCGCAAACTAAATGCCTCAATATTTTTAACAAACAAAGCAAACCGCTCCGGCTGGTCAGTTGCTTTCGATTCGCAATCAGTTACTCATATAATCATGCAACATTTATACATATCCAACCGACTACAAAATGAAGTCAATTCTCCATGTAAAGTAGTCGTAGACCATCCACCAATCCGAACCTCACGCCAGTTCTTGCCTACGGTCTGCTCTGCTAGCTAACGGCGTAGCTTTGGAGATAGAGGGTTGTAGGGGGAAAGAACCTTTACAGGCGATTAAACTCTGGCTCGCTGTACTGCTGCTTCTCCTGCTCCTTGTCAATCCACATATCAGCAAAGGCCTTCCAGTTGGTAATAGGCTTTCCGGTCTTTGTCATCCAACCTGTTCCCTCATAATAGTTCATGAACCTGCTGGCAAGCCTGTTCTCGCATCCAGCATCCAAAAAATACTCGCTCACATCCTCGAAGTCCGGCGCGATGGCGTTCCTATCGGGCGGGTCGCCCGCTTTCTTAATAACTTTTTTTCTTTTCTTTTCTTCTATATTAAGGAGGTGAACGATTGTTCCCCTCACAGGTGAAGTATCGTTCACCTCAGAGGTGAATGATTGTTCACCTCCCTTTTCGCTCTTTGACGATTCTTCCGGCACTTTGACGTATATCTTATCGGGCTTGTTCTTCCCTTCACGTTTGCGCTCGATCAACCCGGCTTCTTCCAGTTCTTTCAGAGACTTCTTGACCCATCGTTCCGTGAATCCAGCATCGGCAGCAAGGTCTTTGATGGGATACACGATGTATACTCGACCTAGTTGGTCAGCAAACTTTCCACTTCTGCTTGCCCTCTGCGACGACCTTGCACGATTGAACAGGTAAAGGTAAACAATTTTTTCTGTTGGGCTAACGTCAATAGTCGAGAGGAATCGAGGGTAGATCATGTACCCATTGACCTTTGTATCGGCTGTCATGTATTCCATTTTCTCCTCCTGCAATAGTCGTAAACCTCTACAATGCGCTCACAGCCCCGTAGAGCCGTGCTAGAGCTATTTTCTGTGTTTGGTCGATAAGTTTGCCATCTGACGCTAAAAGCGTTTGTAGGGCTTCTTTGCGCGTATATGCAAAAAGCTGCCATTGCTGACAGCCCATACACTTAGATTCCGTATTTGTCCTTTTTGTTAAGAACGACCCACCCAAAAAAGTTGAAAGAATTGCATTTTTCTACTCTTTCAAGCTTTTTGGCAGTAACAGCGGTTTTTACGCCATCGCTTCGTCTGTACAAGTTATGGAACAGGCAATAATCTCCTTGACGGTTCAGGCAAGCATCACATAGACCGTATCTTCCCTTCCCCGCTTGCACGTTGTCTATAAGCTTCTCGAGTGCATCCATGTAGCTTTCCTTTCAATCCATCCAAGTGTACTCTTGGAACCGTTGAATTTGCTTGTTAAACGTGATGGGAAGGTCGCCTATCTCACCTTCCTTGTTCTTGCTCAACCGGAACAGATACTTGTCGTGGTTATCGCCGGACAGAAGGATGATTGCATCAGCGTCCTGTTCAATCTGTCCGCTCTCTCGCAAGTCGGAGTTGGTAGGCGTTGCTCCTGGCTTAGATGGGTTTCGATTAAGCTGTGCTAGAGCTACCACGACAATGCCTGTGGTCTGTGCCAGTTCGTGCATAGCAATGGATATGGCTGTAATGGCGGCATATCTGTCCTTTGCGCCCGTTTCGTGAATGAGTTGAAGATAGTCTACGAAGATGACTTGAGCCTTTTTACGGAGAGCCTGAGCCTTCATCCACGCCACGTTCTTTCCAGCAGCGGAGCGAATATATAAAGGCATCTTCATGTTTTTTGCCTGTCCGTCAATCTCATTCAAACTGACCGCCTTATTTTTCACCGTGTCCAGAGGGCAGTATATTTGATTAGCCATCAGACGTGCGCCCAGCTTGCGTTTGCTGGTTTCTAAGCTGAAATAGTACACGGTGTAGTTTTGCTTTGCCATGCTTGCTGCTATTTGCAAGGACAGGGCTGTCTTGCCAGCAGACGGTCTGCCGCCGATGATGATGAAATCGCCCGGAGAAATGTGTAGTGCTTCATCCAGACGCTCTAGGCCTGTCTTGATGTACACAGGCTTCTCGTCCATGTGAAGCACATAGTCGTTCAGCACATCCTCGTATGTCCACGCATCTTCTTCCTCAGCTTTCAGGCTCATTGCTTCGCCCATCTGCTGGTAAATGTCTGATAGATCAGAATAGTCTGTAAGCTCGCTGGTCATCTGAAATGCAAGACCTTGCACACGAGTGAGTGCAGCTTGTTCTCTGATAAGCTGTGCCCAACGCTGCATCTGCTCCCTGTCAATTCGTACACACTCTGATTCACAGGTTTGTACACACGCCAAGAGCGTCTGCGCTACGTCTGGATGCTGCGTATTTATCTCGACTGTATCTATCTTACCCCTAGCCGTCCAATAGCCCTGAACAGCCGCAAAAGCGTCTCTCAGCTCAGGTCTGAACAAGTCAAGTTCAAAGTCTGGTATGATTTCATCCACGACGCCCGGCTTGCAGAGCATCAGCGCACCGATAAATACCGTTTGAACGTCCATTGTCATAGTCTAGGAAACTCCATCTCCGTACTTTGATCGTACTGGTCATCCTGTTTCAATGCGTAAATGTCTTGCCACCCAGCATAGATGCTCTGGTCGAGAATGGCTTTCCAGTCGTGCCGATCAAACTTTTCCAGTTTGTTGCAGAGCATCTGTTTTGCCCGGTCTGTCATAGGCTTCTTGATTCTTGTACGCATCTGTGCGAACTCTCGCAGTGATTCCAGCAGGGCTTTATCGCCATGAGCAAAGTCGGAGAAGATGTCAGGTTTCTTCTTGACTGCACTCTCCGGTAAGGCCTTGACGTTCGTCTGACTGTCAGTTGATACGATAGGTTCATTGTCATCTGACCTTGAGCTCATAGATGAGCTGACCTTCATCTCATTTATGACATGAGGATGAACCGACTTTCGTGTATGCCATCCTTTTGACGCAATACCGCTTCTTTTCCACTCTTCATCGAGCAGATGCTTAATCAAAATGAAACAAGATTCTGCTTTTTTTGAGTTCAAAGTTGCGTCTTTTTCTTCAAAAACGTATGCACAGATTGCATCGTACAGTTCCAGTTTCTCTTTACTTTTCAGTGTGGAGATGGCTTCAAAGTAGTATCGTTGGAATGTAAAGCTGTCTCGTTTTTTGTCCATGCTCAGTCCTCTTTGTATCGTTTGTTCCATGCTTCGATAGCGTCTTTGCGTCCATCTTGGATAATTTCAATCTCTCCACTATCGTTCATTCTAAACTCGATTCGATACTCTCTATTGGGATTTGTGAAACCACATTTATTGCATCGGATGTTAAATTCGTATCCTTTTATAAGGCTTCTTGCTTCCTCCAACCGATAAATTCACACCATCCGATTGTCTGCGGGTCGCATCTGTGCGCGTATTTGACAGTCGGCAAGTCTAATCCTTTTAAGTTATTGCAAACAGTTTCAAGGCTAAAAAGTTTTTCAAGTTCATTGCTAGGAATTTTTGCATTTTCAGCATTGTAGATGGTCATTCCACACTGCTTACAACGCCATATAGACCATCCTTTCATCGTCTCTGCCCTCTCTTTCCCCTGTTGAACCGCCCAATCACTCGCTTATATTCCTCATAGCACTCCGGGCAAAGGTCGCCTGTGTCCCTTCGCCACGCCCAGTCCTTGAAGTATTCGTCAGGGTTCACCATCCTGCCGCCCAGAACCGCTCCGCAGCGGTCGCATACTCGCTTGTGGTAGATTCCTCTGTCAGTTTGCATTAGTCGTCCTCCCCATCCAACCTGTTTACGCAATTTTCCTTCTGACATTCATTGCAATTTCCGCAACACTCAAAAGAAAAATGCGTGATTTTTTGTGATTTATACTGACGGAGTAAATACTTATATTGGTTGTAGCAGTAAGGGCAAACAAGCATTCCATCAACGTTTCCCCATCCGGCTGCTTCTTCAAATTTTTCCCAGTGACTAAATCCGCCGTCCATATCGCCAGTTTTCAAAAGTTTTACGAAATGCGTCATTCCGCATCTGTCACATTTGCAAAGTTGTCCGTTTATTTTCATTTCATTCACTCTCCCCAATATACTTAAACAGGATTTCTTTGTCGGCTTTCCAGTCTTTGATTTTGCACGGAATGTCCGTGCCCGGCACGGTCTTTTTCAGCCCATCCATCTGCCAGATGTTCCATGAGATGATATCTGCGATACAGTCAAGGAACATAGTCATACTGCCGATTTCCAGCTTTTTAGCATCAAACCGATACCTAAAATTTTCAACCAGCGTCAGAAACAAGTTGCACCTTGCCAGCAAGAGATTGTCTCCCTGCCACTCATAGCCGTACGTCGATGCGTATGCCCAGCATATCCACATATCGTAGTCAGAGGACTGCTCTGCCAGAACATTCAGCTTCCTGTCCAGCAGACCGATTCTGTCCGGCACGGCAATCATCTGCCCTGTTGTGGTATCGTATCGACTCGTGAGGAACGGTGCTTCTCCACAGGTGACTTCAAGATAAGTCTTGTTGATGTACTCCTTCCAGTCCTCGTCCTTCAGGCCGTTTTCGGCAACGTTTGTCATCTTCTCGCAAACCCAAGTCGGCGTAAACACCTCTGCTTTCTTGTTGGTTCGCTTCTTTTGGTCTACCAGCCGTTTCTGCACACGAGGGACAAGCTGAACTTTGTCCAGTTGTTCCAGTGTGATTTCATCTGCAAAGCCCACGCCTAGTTCAGGCGGCGGGTCTGTCGCCCAGATGATGTTCTTGCCTGTAGTGTGGTCTTGCAAGAGGACAGGCAGGAACGTGCGTAGGCATGGGTCGGAGAAGTCAATCAACGGGGTCATGGGCATATCTATTTGGGTTGTTTCATTCTTTGATTTCTTTCCCATTCCATTTCTCTCCAAAAGACGTTTATGCGCTTTTTTTGCTCGATTTGTGATAGTCGGAAGCCCTCTGACTGCCTACATTTTGTGATGCCAACAATGCGGCTTGCATAGTGTTTCGGACAGCAACGCTTGCCGGGAATTGGTGGTTCATCGCAATAGGCGCATAGGCCAAGTGTTTTTCTATAAGATTTCCCTTCTCTTTCCGTTTTTTGCTTTTCTTTCGTCCTGCATTCAATGCAGGACTTAAATCCTTCTGAAACAGGACGTTTCATGCAAACGGGGCATATTCCTTGTTCTTTCAGCCTTTGACGTTTTTCGCGTTGACGCAATTTATGTTTTTGCAGATACGCAGCTTTCGTTTCGTCTGAAAGGTTTTCGTATGCTTTCGTGTGCCTTTCGAGGTCTTTTGCCAAACACTCCGCACATGATACTCTGCCGGGCATTGCATCGTTCTGACCGCAATGGATGCAAATGTGATGTTCTTTATACATCTGCCGTAACGCTTTGCTGCTCATTTCACTATTACATGCTCCGTCACGTAATCGCCATAACAGTTGCACTTAAACCATTTGTATTTCGACGAACCTTCCGCAAAATCGAACTTCCATTTTTGGATTCTTTTGATACGTCCACAAACCGTACATCGGACTTTGATTATTCGTTTGTCTTTGTAAGGCTCAAAGGATATTTCGGTGAGTTCGCATATAAGTTCTCCGTCTTTCGTAAAAAGAAATTCGTTCATTCCTCTTTTACCTCTCTGTACTCCACGTCAATCCCTTTCGGCAAAGCAGTCTGGTACTTCTGAGCCAACTGTTCTGCGCTCTGGGCATCGCCCAACGGCTGTTCAGGCGGTGAAACGGTGACTTCCACGTTGTCACGCATACCAAAGTAGTTCTTGGCTCGGAAAATCCACTCTGCCGGGTTTTCCTGACCATACATACCGTTGTATGCCCACATGGATTGCATTTGCAGAATCAGCTTGAGGATGTACTTCTGCTGCAAGCTATCATCACGGCGTTTGCCCGCCATAATCTGCTTCAGGCTCACCCATTCGATGCCCAGCACCAGTGCAATCCATTCCACCACAGGAGAGATTCTAGCTTCAATGCAAGCGTCAAAGAAGAAGTCAAGACGTTGCTGTACTTCAATCGGGTTGTTCATATCCACGCTCGGAAGGTCGCCAAAATATTTGGCTGCAATCATGCCGATGACCTTCTTGTCCTCTTCATCGCCGATTCTCGACTGCAAATCGCCTGTATTTAGCATCTTAGACCTCGTGATTGCTAACTCCTGTTGTTCTTTCACCTTTTTACTCACCTGTGAGCGGATAGATTTCCGCTTGTTAAGCATCTGTTGTTTTTTCTTCTCGCGCTCTTTCTCGCGCTTCGCAGCGGCTTCTTCTTTCGCCTTTTGTGCACGCTTCTCACGCTTTTTCTTTTCAGCTTCGGTCAGCGGAGGTCTGCCACGACCACGCTTCGGGGGCGTTGCCATGTGTCAGACCTCCTTTGGCGGTTCAGGAAGCGGCATCCAGCAAATAATTTCCCTTTCTTCATTTGATTTCCAGCTTCCATTCTTAAAAACACCAACGCCAAAAAGATAATACCAACGGCTCGTGTCCTTATCGAGCCAGTGATAATAAATAAGATACATCCCATCAACATTCGGGTCATTATCGTTTGCGTTTATCCAACAATCTCCATGAAAAACATCTCTTGGAAAGCACTTGCTTATATTTGAGTTTTCTTTTGTAAGCACGACACTCTTTACCCCATCAAATACTTTCTTTGGTAAATAGATTTCAACTGTTTCTGCATCAATCATGCAAAATTTGCAATTCATATCATTACTCCTTTAATTCCATACAGATTTCCATACAGGATAGCTTAGATGCAATCCACGCAATCGAGCAGCAATCATCTATTGGTCGCCACCATGCGCACTTTTCTTTCTCGCATACGCACCGCCCAAGCGGATTGCTGGTCATCTTCATTGGGCAGTAAAGTTCGTTGTCCATTGGTTATTCCCTTTCGATATGCACTTTGGCTATCTGCACATTTTCCGTCCCAACAAAACTTTTGAATGAGCCAGTTTTTAAGTTGACAGCATTGTAAGTTAATGTATTGCAACTCCCACTTCCTACTACTGTAGTCGAAACATTTTCCGTTTTCATGTAAAGCTCTGAATGTTTGTAAAATGCTTCCGCAACATCAATATCACCAAACAGCATCGGAATATCGTTTCTTGATTTGATTTCCATATTTACCTCCACCCCATCACAACAGCCGTACAAACGGCCAGACACACGTTGACGAACAGCCAGGCGAGCATTGCTTGTCGTTCTTCAAACAGGTTGTCCGCCGCGTCTTTGATTGTCCGTTCGGACTGAACCACCACCGCCAGCAGAACTAGGCAGACCAGCCAGCGAGTTGCAAATTCAAACATTGTTAACTCCACCTTTCTCTCAACTCTTTTTCGACCTGTTCTGACTTTGCCGTGATGTAATCCGCAAACTCGTCAGGGGTCATGTCCTCTTCTTTGAACTTGCCGACCATCTCCCAGTACCTGTCACCGATGCGGATGATTTTCTGCACCTGTTCATCGGTCAAGTCTGCATCGCACCGAAGGTTCTGAATCAATGCGCCCCATGTGGCGGCGATACCATCCAGAGCCATGCGAAAGCCGTACAACTGGTTCTGCCGTGCGATTTTTCGGAGGTTTGTTGGTTTGACCTGTTTGCCACACAGGGGGCAGTTTCCGAATTTATTCATCTGACTGCTCCTTGTTTTTAATGGTCACTTTCAAGATTACAGTCTTTCCGTCTTTTGTATCCCAAGCGTAACCATAAAAGCCTTGTTTTTCTTCTTCTGCCTTCGAAACAAGCCAGTCTCGAACCGCTTCTACCGCTTCATCCGTAACACGAGTTTTATCTTTCCACTCTTTTCCGTTTGCTTTTACGGTTCCTGCGTAAATGCCAAACATCCCGCATCCAACATGATATTCAGCCATTTTTATTCTCCTTTGCTTCAAGGCGAGAGAGCCAGCGATCAAGCTTTATCTCGGCGGTCTTGCAGATTTCCTCCGAAACCCTTGCCTTGATACATGGTTTTGAATCAGACAAATAGACCGTAAACGCAACTTTAATGTCTGCTAGTTCTTCTAGCAGATTTTCTTCGCACTCTTCAACGCTCTTCGGTGTCGGGTTCGTTCCATCAAGCGCACGGCGTAGCTTCAACGCAGCCTGTGCCAGTTCGGATGCTTCTTCTGCCAGCTGTGCTAAGATTTCCGTCTTTGGCAGGATGTCTGAGACTTTCTTGCTCACTTCTGTTCTCCTTTCAGTCGATGTATCTCCATGCAACGATTTTGACATCACTTGAAACCCATTCACCACTACTTTGAAACCAGCGTTTATCGTTATATCTACGGTACGCAATGTCGAGGTTTCCATTTTCAAGCTTTATTTCGACAGCCACGCCACATTGCGGTTGAGTAGTCATGTTGTTCCATTCGTTCTTGTTCCCGTTGTCTAGTTTTTCTTTGTTTGGCTCTAACCAGTCATTCAATTCTTTCATGCAGGACGGGCAAAGTTGAATCGGTTCTTCGCCAGCGATTATGTTTGCTCCGTTTTTTTCTGTCTTGATTTTTGCGATGCCATTGAAGCCATCTACTTTGTACCCGTCAAAGACTTCTCCGCATCGGTCACACTTAAAACAAATCATGTTCTCTCCAATCTCTTTAGCAGTCCATCAACGTCATATCGCCAATGGACACGCAGCCTTTTCGCTCTAACCTCTATCCCCTCTTGCTCTGCCCATTGCCAAGGAATGCTCTTTCGGCTCTCGTTGTAACGGAACTCCAGAACTTTGCTGGCAGGGATTGCAAAGGTGCGGTTGACTGCCCTGTAATTGACTATCACATGGGCGGTCTGACCGCCGTACCCCATTGCTTCCACCATATCAGTGATGTGTTTTTCCTTGCGGTATTTGCACTTTGCCTTGTCGTACTTGCCGAACACCTTTTCCAAAGGGATAGAGGGGGTTTCGATGGTTTTTAGCTCAAACAGGTGGTTCATCGGGTATCTGTACACAAGGAAGTCGCAGATGTTGTCGATGGAAAAGGACAGGTTCTCGTTGCCGCCGTAGTAGGTGGCAGCACTGTCTTTCAGGCGGTAGCACCACGCATCGGATGGGACAGATGCCTTGAAGTCTGCTTCAAACTGTTTGCCAGTGTTCATGCGTTGTCCTCGATTTTTTTGGCTTCTCTGATACGCAGTCGAGCAAGTTCGCTATTTGCATATCGCAGTTGCCAACTACCAAACCAGCCTTTGTGAACAAGTTTTCCGGCGCAGCAAACAAGCTCCTGCTTCATCAAGTCATCAAGTGAAATGATGTAACCGCCCGGCTTATACTTTCTTTTGCTCATCCCCGTTCACCTCTAAGCTCACGGAATATGAGTTTCTTTGTCAGCGGGCTTTTCCATTTCCTTCATAATCCGCTTATGTTCTTCCACTGTCATGTTGTTCGGGTAGAATCGCTTGTCCACCAGTTCAAACGGTTTCATATAGTGGTCAAGAACATCTCGTGCTTCTTTTCGTGCTTTTTCTGCACACATTTCGATGTATTCTTCTTCTGTCATGTTGTAATCGGTAATGCAATCGACCACCGAAGAAAACCGGCACAGCAGACCATTAGGTTGTCTTGCAATGAAAGCTCCCATTTATCGTTCACCTCTAAATTCACTTCCGAGAAATCGCTTTTTGCCTTTTTCTCGGTGCTTATCCTCATAATCACGGTGGTACACGCTCTGGCTATGGTTCAGCTCATACACGAACGCCTTGCGCTCCTCGAAGTCTTTCTTCTCTGCCTTGTACTTCTCGCAAGTGTCGTGACAGGCTTGGTGGCGTGATGTGCAGTTGAGACAACAGGTAATCATTCTATCAACCCCACTGTTCGGACATGGCTTTTGCCACACCAGTAAAAGTTTTTGCCCGGTTCTTTGCACGGTCAGTGGTAAACATTCCCTTGTGCTGCTCACCGTGCTTGTGCGAGTAGGAGCCAGACGGGCACCATGTTGCGGTAGGTTCTACGATTTTTGTCGGGTGCAGCGGCGGTACACCGCGCTCCCACAGTAGCGTTTTCTTGCTGTATGGATGCCCGTACTCGTAGGGCTGGATTGCCTGCGTAGGCTTTGGGTAATCAAAAATCTTGCTGGGGGTAGGATTCTCAATCACCACTTTTTCGCAATCTGCCGCCCACACGGCAAGAAAAAGCGCCTTGCCGCACAATCCATCATAATACCGGGAAAGATTGAGCTTTCCTCCCTTGTACAGGTGTCTTGCTCCCGCGTTGCTCGTCTTTGTGCAGGGGACAAATGCGATAATCATATCCCAGCGGGGCACATCATGCGAGATTCCGTCCATGGTCACGACCTGCCCCCCCCCTCAATAGCCTTTAGGCAGTCACCAAGAATATGCCATTCTGGATGCCCGCCGGACGGCTCAATCAGGTCGCAGGAATAGGCTTCGTGACCTTTCGCCCGGAATGCTTTGCAGACTTCCTGCGATTCCTCACAGGCAACTAAAACTTTCATCTTTCCAAACGCCCGTCCAGCCAGATAGCGCAGCTCTTATATAAGGTAGGCGGTCACGGATTACAGGTCAGAAGGGAAGGCTTCCGTCCTCTTCAATCACCGAGAAGTCATCGTTCCCGCCCTGCGAGTAGCCGGAGCCAGACCCACCAGCCAGAGTTTTCTTCGGTCTGACCTCATAATCTCCGGAACGAATCTTGTCCACGCTGGTAAAGCGGTCAACGACCAGCTTCGTCTTGATGTTGCCATCGTTGCCCATGTACTCTTCCTCACGGAGAACCACACCGATCAGCTTGCCACGCAGGGTCTTTTCATCGTTGTTGAACTTGTAACCGGGATTGGACTGCTCTACAGCGGTGATGAAGCCCTTGAAGAAGGGCAGCGCCTTTTCCTTGTAACTCTTGATGGTCTTGCCACCCCATGCCCATTCACCCGGATTCAGCTTGCCGCGCTCGATAAGGGAAGCGGTCTGCTCACGCCAGTAGCCCTTGAACTCGCCCTCTGTGATTTCCCACTCGATGTTCAGGCGTTCCTTTGCGGGTTCGTCCGTTGCCTTGCAGATACCGGCAACATAGCCGCCAACAGGCAAGTCACGGCGTTCGGTTGCTTCCTGCACGTCATTCCAGTTGATGTTCTTCATCTATTATTCTCCTTTGTTATCCGGCTGAACCGGGATGTTGTAATACTCACGGATGGTCTTGTCTACGGCAGCGAGGTCGTTCTCGATCATCGCATCGTTGAACATCCCAAGAGGGGTTTTCACGGTGTCCATCCCATCATTGCGAGTGCTGAACAGGTATCGCCCATCCTGCACGACTGTTTTCAGGACGATGGTGAAGTACCCTTCCACGCAGACCTTCTCGTCCAGCAGCTTGCCGATGGTCTTGAATTTCTCGCCACCGTCTCCGTCACGCTCGCTGTGCCCGAAAAAGTAGACCACCACATCGTCCGGCAGTTCCTTTGCCCGCATCAGCAGAGCGTTGAAGTTGGCTGCCATATCGGTGAACTTCTGGTATCCGGCGACCTTTGCGTTCCGCATGAACTCGCCAGTCATAAGGTAGGTGGCATCGTCAATGACGATGGACTTACGCTTGGTGCTGTGGATTGCAGCATCAATCTTGCCGTAGTCGTTGGTGATATAGGTTTTCATGTTGCTACGGAACGGCAGCGGCTTGCCAAGCACGTTGATGACCGCAACCTGTTCCGGGTCAAAATTCCGAAGCGAAGCGGACTTACCGCTGCCGGAGTGGCCGTAGACCATTACTAATACTGCCATCAGTTGTTCTCCTTCCTCGCTTCTTTTCTCGCTTTACGGCAAGCCGTGCAACGCTTAGGCAATGCCATGTTATGCGATTCAAAGAAAATGCGCTCTGCACGAGAAATCTCGAACGCTTTGCCGCAATCACGGCAAGTTTTCTTGATGCTTGTGTTCCCGTCCCACGAAGCCCTTCTTGCGGCATCTACGACAGCAAACGCTTCCTTGAATCCGTCATAAGGGCTCCTAACAAACGTATGCTGCGGTGCGTAACCGTTCTTGCGGAGCGTCTCCTCCAAATTGTCCCTTTTGCAACTTGTGCAAAGAGTTTCCGTGCTGTTCGGGAACACCGAAAAAGGCTTATTGCACTTTTCGCAGTGCTTGATTTCTTTCTTGTATTTACCCATTTTTCTTCCCTTTCTTCGGCTTCATTAGGCTTCATTGCTCTTACTTTGGCTTAATACGGCTGTATAAAATCAACCAGTCATCAGTTCCGACAACCGTGCACGGAGGTCTTTCAGTTCTGCTTCCCTGCCATCAATTTCAGACTGCAAGTCCTCAATCTCAGCCAGCCGGTCAGCTTCTTTGGCTTCTGCCATTTGCTCGTTGGTCATAAAATACACACCGTCCTCCGGCTCGGACACGCCGCCGAATCTATCTAAGCTCACGCTAATCATTCTTTCTGGGCCGTCCTCTCTGTTTTCTGTGCTCTTGGATTTGAAGAGCCGAGTACCACTGGCTTGTGTCGATTTCAATGGTAGACCACCGGTAATCGCATTCTTTATTCAAGCAATGCTTTCTGCGGATGATACAATCATCCTCGTTCCTGGTGTCTACAGTCGTGACACTTTCTTGTCCGCATATCGGGCATTTCACTGAGCATCCCTCCACTCGTTGGTGTGGTGGGCGATTCGCTTGATTTTGCGATTTTCGCGTTCAATACGCTCATTCTCCGCGCTAACGCCGATAATAGCGAGAATCAAAGCGGTAAAAAGCATAGACACGGACAGCAACGTATATCCAAGCATCCCCCAGCCATTGGAAGCGCCATTGATGGCATTTCCGCATCCAAGTGCTGCAACGGCGATTGATATGCTTATAAAGCACAATACAGTGCCTTTAACAGTTTTCATTTCTCTTCACCTCTTTTAAGACAATGTCAAATCCGTTTGGCTTGTTTTCGCTGATGACTATTTTTGCATTCAGGGCCTTTGCAATTTTTAGAAGCGTATCGACACGAACGGAACTTTTCTGCATCTTTCGCTTGCCCAAGATGCTGTAAATCGTCGGCCTTGATACACCCGATCTACGGCTAAGGTCATTGATTTTGAAGTATCTGGCCTTCATTGCATCTTCCAGCGTCATACTTTCTTACCTGTGCCGAAAATCCAACAGGTGGCCATCAGAGCGCAAACGCCGATGATGTACCACGTTGCCTTAGCTCCGATCAGAAGATCGATATGATGCACCAGCCAGAAGTTTAGTAGGAACGTTGCTAGAACCAATGCCAGGACAATGCCCCAGATCAGGGCGATTTCCACGAATGCTTTCATTTTTCTCCTTTCGCTTGTTGATGTGTTCCAACCGTTCCTTCTCACGGTTGTGCCAGCGGATTTCACGCTGGCCGTAGTATTTACCGTTCATCAGGAGCCTTCACCTTTCCCTGTGCAAGTAAAGTACTGTAATGGCCGTAGCTCATGCCGTATCGCTTTGCGGCATCGTTCATCTGGCGCACAGTGTATTTGGGAGGCTCGTGCTTTTGAGGTCTCGCACGTTCTGGCTCCTGCACATCCCAAGTAATTTTGAATTCGCCAGATGCTTTTAGCGCATTCAGCTCTTTTTGCTTTTTGGCTTTGTATTTTTTGGTCAAAGCCTTGTTTGCGTCTGCTGCGCATTCAGGGTGATACTTCTGAGACCAGAACTTCCGAACCATCGGCTTCTTGCACCAAGCGCATAAAGCCGGTTCCGGTTCAGTCTTGATTCCTTTCTTTATAAGGGCCTGCCGTTCTCTGCGAACAATGATTTTACACTCTTCACAGTATTTCTTGCACGGGTTTACAAGGCCAAGAAAGGCACCGCAGCGCTCACAGTACTTTTCTTCCACGCTGCATCTCCTCTTTCAGTCTTTCTTCTCTGTTGTGCCGCTCAAAGCACTGGTTGATGGATTTCTCCATCCACAGCACCTTGTTGGCATCGTTTCTGGACACGCCAGCTGCCATTGCCAGCTTTAGTCTGCGCTTGCGGCTTTGCGCTTTACGAAATTTCATCACCAGCACTCACCAGCCTTATCTGTGATGAACTTCGGGACTTCCCGACCTGTGGCAATGCACAGCGCAACTAGCTTTTCGACCCAGATGTTAAACAGGCTTTCTTTTGGCATATAGCACTGTCCAACACAAGGCTCCTTAAAACTTTTCCAGATCGTTAGGCCGACAGCGCCATCCGTGACCGTCCATATCATACTGTAACCTTCGTTGCACAGGTTGTACAAAATGTCCCGTGCTTTGCTTTTGGCTTCGTTGATTTCAAAAGCATCCCAGCGCTTTTTGCTTTCCTCGTAGGCTTCCACCGCCTTGTTAATGGCGTTGTGCGCTTCGTTCGGGTGTTCAAGGTCTACCTTTAAAGTAATAATCTGCTCCATGTTCAGCCCTCCTTATACCGCACCGTCAAACGCCTTATCCATAGCGTCCATGACAGGCTTTAAGCGTTCCAGCGTGTTGTACTTCTGCTTGAAGCTCTGTGCATCCCGGAAAGCGTCTGCCATCATCTGACTGTGCAAATCCGGGTGTTCCAGAACCTCTTTCATCGGCATATAAGACCGAACAGGCGGTTCATCCGGCGCAACCACCGTAACGTTGACGTAGGCTCTGACAGGCTCCTGCGTATCCTCGCTGGTGATGCGAATTGCTCCAATCATGTGCCGTGCCTGACCCTGACGGTACTTCTCGGCGGCAACTTCATCTCTCCACTCAAAGTCGTTATGCAGAACCGATTCCTTCGGTCTAGCATAATCGACAACTAGCTCCGGCGTAAGCTTTCCGCTGTTCTGCCGGATTTTTTCAAATGCACTAGCGGCTTCATCGGCAGTTGCCTTGTAACAGTACTTGTCGTTCTTCCACTGATAACCAGTTTTAATGTTCATTTTTGGCTCCTTTCTGAATTTTTGGCTCCATGCCAGCCGCTACATACCAAGCTGCACCCGAACGCATCTCGCCTGAACACACCTATCCAGCCCATCCACACCATTACTTGCCGTCCGCGACCAACCTCGCCAGCCTTGCCGCGTCTTAACGCTCCGCACATCAACTCAACATAACGCACCAAAACTTAACGCACCTCGCCTCGCCAGCCACTCCACACGGCGCCCTGTCTTGCCAATCCGTGCCACATCCCGCCTTAACAGCCTAACCTCGCCGGAACCTAACATAGACCGCCTAGCCTAACCAGCCTTAACGAACCTAACACTAACGTTCCTAAACAAGCCGAACCCCGACTGCCAATCCATAACCGACACAAACATACCTCGCCGAAATCCGGCCTAACATTCCGCGCCTTAGCTCACCTCACCAGCCAAAAGAGCGTTATTCGCTCAGTTCAACATGGAATGCGCCCCAGCTCCCGCCCTTTTCGATGCGCCACTCGCCAAGACCGCACTGGTCACCACCAGCGTTCAGCATATTCACGATGTCTGACAGGCTAAAGTTGCCGTTCTCGTTGAAGGAGATGGTAACGTCCATGTACCAGTTGGCGAACTCAGGACGATAGCGCAGGTCTGCGGTTCCCATGCCGATACGAACAGAATCCTCACGGCCTACAAACTTCGGCTCACCTTCCGGCTTGAAGGACTTGATTTCGATGAACTCAGAACCATTGTCCCCGAAAATCATAAATGCGCCACGAGCGGAAACCTTATCCTTCGTCCAGCCCAGACGGAATGCAGCGGAAACGGCAGCGGCCTTAACAGCGCAAGCAGGGAAACCGAACTGCTCAGATGCTGCATACTCGTCCAGCAGTTCTTCCGTCCAGTCGGCGTAGGCAACGTCCGGCTTGCCGTTCATCCAGTATAGTGCTTCGGCGATTTCGCCGTAGACGTTCTTAGCCTGCTTCTTATCCTTCTTGAGCTTCGTACCCTGCTGAGATGCAAGCAGCTCTTTCTTTGCTTTCTCGCTCCATGCGTGTACAATCAGCGGAGAATCGCCGATAATGCGGATTTTTGCGATTTTCTTAACAATGGGCTTGATGCAGACAACGGTAGCTTCTTTCTTGGTCATTTTGGTTCTCTCTTTCTTTTTTGCTTGTTTGCTCAAATGCGTTTGCAGTCACATCTGAGGTTCGTTTTCTGTATTCTGCTCGATTTCAAGAATCTTGCAGATGCTCTGGATAATCTTCTCCGGCTTTCGCTCGCCACGAAGAATCTTGTAGAGGTACGAATCGTCAAGGAACAATCCAGTATCGCTTTGAACCGCCTGAATCAGCTCCGTTTGCTTCATACCTCGCTGCAACAGCTTCATCTTCACTTCCAGCTCAAAGCCAGAACGGAAGTTTTCTTTCAAAATTCCACCTCCATTTGCTAAAATCTATTGACAAGTACGGAAAACTGTACTAATATAAGGGTGTAGAGAGTTTATATTGTACAGTGTTCTGTACTGTCCATGTCTGTATTATAGTACAGGCTTCTGTACAAGTCAACTCTTTTGTACAAAATTCTGTGCATTTGTATACTTGCACAAATATGGGAGCATTCTTATGTCGGACTTGTACAGCAACATCCATGCACTTTGCGAAAAAGATGGCATCAAAGACGGAACCCTTTGCAGTAACATTGGGATTCGCCGCAGTTTTCTTTCCGAATTGAAAGCTGGAAGAACCAAGAGCCTGTCCACAGAGGTTCTTTCTAAGATTGCAGCTTATTTCAACGTGTCGGTTGACTATCTTCTTACTGGCGACCAAAAAGAAAACCCGCCCCAGCAGCCGCAAAGTGAAGTCGATGCAGCAGTGGAGCGGATTAGAAAAAAACTTGAATCTATGCCGAAAGAGCAACGTGAAGCTCTGATGAACCTGATCGAGAAGATGTGACGTTCATGCCCGGTAAAATAAAAGAATCCCTTGTGCCGGGCTGGTGTAGCTCTGCGCAAGGGATTTTCTATTATTCCAAATCTAGGGCTTGCTCCGCTACCGGAATCTTTTCAGGATGTTCCAGCAGCCATGCAATAAATCGGTCAATCTTAGCTCTTTCCTGTTCACTCATTGTGGCATATCCTCCCGATTGGTAAGTGCAGATGTTCATTTGATACGATTATACATCTTTTAGTTGTCAAGTCAATGTATTTTTAACAACTTCGTAAAAATCGAACGTTTTCTTCACATCCATTACTTCACATCAGGGAAGCCAAAAATTGCAATGACAATGATTAAGAGCCACATTAAGTTTAAGTTACCCTTTGCTTTGTAACATTCCGTTGAGCATGGAACGAAAGGGGTTTTCAGGCAACTTGTCCAGCACATCTGCTTTGACGAGAGCGTTTGTGCTGATGCTGTGCGAAACATTGTTTAGCTGCACAATGGCATCGTCCAAGTCTTTTACGGTTGCTCCACGCCGTTCCATTGACTGGAGGAAGGTTTTCACTTCTTCAAGAACGACAGGGTTCTCGGCTTTATAGAATCCATTCGTAAAGTCCATCTTCTTCTCCTTTCACAGTTCCACAAGCTGCCCGTCAATGCGTTCGATGCTGTCTGCCGGGTCGCGCCCATCGTCTAAGGCGGCTACGGCGCGTTCCAAGATGCCTTTTGCTTCGAGGTAAGCATCTTTATCAGCTTCGTACCCAGAAAGGCTCAGAACAAGTTCCAGCGTCCGTCTGCGAGCGTATGGGATAATCAGAGCATCTACGGTTCGGTTCATTAGCTTTCCTCCCACGGTTCAGGTGTGCGCGGCTTCCCATCGGGAACACTGGCAGGCATTCCGTCGATGGTCGGCATACGTTCATGGTTCCAGATTACAGTTTCTTTCATTTTTGTTCCACTCCTCTTTGGAATTTTTTGACAATACAGTTATATCACATCTCGCTGTTTCAATGAAATAGCGACTTTTTTCAATTATTGTTTCACATTTTGAACAATATATCAGTTAAATTACTTTGCTTTTGTATCATTTTGTCGAAAGAGGGGTATTTATGGATGATTATAGGATACGAGTGGCAAAAGCGTTAGAGATAGCAAGAGCAAAATCCGGGCTTAGCCAACAGAAGCTTGCGGACAAAATGGGTGTAGGCCGGACATCCATTTTTCGTTACGAGCAAGGGACAATGACCCCAGATGCTCCTACCATCATAAAGTGGTTTGTGTGCTGCGGTGTTGCGGCCAAGCCGTACATAGACACCTGTTTGCATCCTGGCTTATTGGAAAGTCTTGCTGGCGATGCCAGCACCGAAAGAAAGAGGGATGCGCTGATAGAACATATCAAAGACGCCCATCCACAGGAAATCGACCTGCTTTGCTATCTGATCTATGGCAATCACGGTTCAGATTACCTTGCCGTTCTGTGCGAAATGGTAGCCAACCTTCACACGACTTTGCGTGATCGTGTGTCCGTCTGCCGCACCGTCACCGGCCATTATGAAATGGCACAGGCCACCAAAACCGACCCAGACCCAGACGGAACACAGCCTAATATGCAGATTTTATATCAGGCACAGGACTGTGGGGAAGCTTCGGCCATGAAACGAAACGATTCTTATACCATCAACGAGGAAAACATTTTGCGCTGATTGTCGAATTATCGAAGTTTTTACGGTATACAGGGGGACGTGCTCCACTTTTTGTACACAATAGACCTGTTATAAATATAGTTTTGGGTTGTCATTTTGTCCCCTATAGAGTCGTAAATGATGGATTTTTGCGGGTGTAATTAACGAGCTCTCGTAAAATTTTCGTTCATCAAAGAGCGACTTGTCAATTCGTCCCCTATTGGTGTGATTGCACTCCATTTTCTGTACACGATAAAACCGTTAAGTAGGTTATAGGGCTTGATAGACGTTTCTTATTCAGCAAAAAAGTTGTCGTTTTCCACAATCTGCCCGTTGAAGAGAAGAAATTGTTGAAAATGTATCGTCGTCACTATTTGATGATGATTATTTATCTCTTGTTTATCTCTTGTTTATATATATAGTAAGAACGTGTACAAAAAGTGGAGCATTGTGTACATAAAGTGGAGGAACGTGTACAAGAAGTGGATGGTATTGTGTACAAAAAGTGGAGTATCGTGTACAGAATGTGGAAGTCGATTGTTGAAAAATAATTGTGTACAGAATCATTGACGTGTACACGATACAGTGGTATAATAGGGTAGAAGAAATGAGGTGATGCAATGCCAGAATTGACAGGAAACAATCTTGTCGAAAAGAGCAAGGCATTGGTTTGGGCGAAGTTTACGGACTACACAGCAGGCGAGCTTCGGCTGCTTGAGGTCTATCTGAGCCGTATCAATCCGAGAGACCCAGAAAGCTCTAACGTGTCGTTTACGCTGGCTGAATATTGCAAGCTGCTGGATTTGAAGCTCAATTCAAAGAACTTGAAGTCGCAGGTTAAGCACTTTTTGGGCAACGTGGTTTCAGTACCACTGAATGCAGATGGAACAGAATATGTGATGTATCCGCTGTTCACAAAGGCAGAGGTCAAGTACAATCGAGAATCCTTGTCCTATGACGTTTCAATCAACTGTAATCCTGACTTGCGGCCTGTGTTTTTCGACATTGCAAGAAGCGGCTACGTCAAATACCGTCTGCGCTATACGATTGGGATGAAACAGCAAGCATCTATTCTGATGTACAGCATGATTCGAGATTGGATGAATCGCTCTCTAACATCGAACAAGATTGGTTTGAAGCAGCTGCGTGACCACTTGGGGGCAAACGATGTAAGTTATGACGACTTCCGGGCTTTACGCCGCAGAGTTCTTGAACCAGCAGTGGAAGAGATAAGCAATGTTTCAGACATCGTCGTTGACTTTGAAAAGATTTGCACAGGGCGAAAGGTAGTAGCAGTTGAGTTTCGATTCGGGTGCAAATCCAAGCAGCCCGTCATAGATGCCGATTCTAGCGAGGTTGATTGTGAGACGAATTCCAAGCAGGAAATCAAAAAAGCCGCAAGAAAGCCCCGCGCAAGCGGATACGAAGGGTACGACTGGTCTGTGTGCGATGCTCTATCCGTTCAAGAGTGCATCGAGGTTGCAAAGGTTGTCGAGGTAAAGATGATGGAAGAACACCCATCTATCAAGCTGCCGAAGCGGAGAGATGCGGTCTATGACATCGTAAAGGCCGCGTGTGCAGATATTCTTTCAATCAGCCGTGACCCTTGGCCTGATTACCCGAAGCGGTATCTGATTGGCAGCTTGAAGAAAGACGGTGCGATTGAAGAGTATCTTCCGGCTTTCTATGAGATTGATGCATTGCAAAAGTAGTCAGATACAGCACATTATGCAGAATGAGCACAGTGGGCAGATAAAGCAGAAAGGAGCGGTATGAAGAAGCAGGAAATTGCGTGGTATTCCGTTAAAGATGATGGGATGCCAACACCAGAAATCATTGAAAGAACGAAAGGTCTGTTCTTGTGTTCGGTAAAAACGGTCTATCTGAAAGATGAATCTATAACGGCAATAAACACGGTAGCGGCATTTATCAAGAACGGAGAATTTTTGAATACATCTTTTGAAAAGTTAAGTCATTCTTCAAGCAATAGTTTTATTGCAAGAGTGGTTGCATGGGCAGAGCTTCCGATGTACGAAGAATAAAGAAAGGATGATAAAATGGAAAAAGTTCAAAGTTCCGTTTTATACAGAGAAGTGGCGAAATTGCGAAACGGCTTTGATTGTAACAGAGTTGAGTTTTTCACCGTTGGGGACGGAATTGATACTCCAATTCATGTAATGGTCGGTTCTCGTGGACACGGCACTGTAGAACCAGACGAAGCAATTGAGGAAGGAAAGGCGCTAATTGAAGCTGGTAAGGCAGCAAAAAAATTTAAGTACAACGGTTATTTTGTGATTTGGGGAGAATAAAAATGGCAAAAATCATAGCTGTCGCCAACCAGAAGGGCGGCACAGGAAAAACCACCACAAGCACCTGTCTGGCTGGTGCGTTGCAGTTGCTCGGAAAGAAAGTCCTGCTGGTGGACTGCGATGCCCAGTGCAACGCAACAGACACCTACGGCGCACAGACAGTGGACGTGTGCACCCTGTTTGATGTGATGACTCGGCAGGGCACTGTCGAAGAAGGAATCCAGCACTGTGAAGCTGGCGATATTCTTCCATCTGACCCAGACTTGAAAGATATTGATGAGCAAATGGTAAGGGATATTGGCAAGAACTTTCGGATGCGTGAAGAACTGGAGCCGGTATCTAGCCAGTATGATTACATCATTCTTGACACACCACCGCAACTTGGATTGATGCTTGTAAATGCTCTGATCGCAGCCAATAGCGTTATTGTGCCGATGACCCCCGACCGCTATTCTGTCGCTGGTTTAAGCCAATTGTCACAGACCTTGAGCGGCGTTCGCAAATATTACAATCAGAATTTGAAGATTGAAGGCCTGCTCCTGAACCAGTACAAGAGCCGTGAGAACCTGTCCAAAGAGGTTGTGGAGCAGCTTCCTGTGATTGCACAGAGCATGGGAACAACGCTGCTGGATGTGAAGATTAGACCGTCTATGGGCGTTCGTAAAGCACAGGCAGAGCGGCACAGCCTGTTTAGTAGCGACACGGCAAAGAGTACCAGCGCAGAGGATTTCAAGGCGTTGGCAAAGATTATTGTAGAAGGAGAAGAAAAATGAGCGGTGGACACTGGGATTATCAAAATGACAGCCTTGCAAATGCTATTTACCAGCACTGCTACCCAGATTATGGCCTTGCAGATGAACGGGTAAAAGAGCTTTCGATTATTGCACGAAAAGAAAATCCGCTTGGAGACAAAGATTTGAGTATGCTTCTGTACGATTTGCTCTGTGTTTTACATAGCTGTGATTGGTACAGAAGTGGCGACATTGATAAAGAGCAGTATAAGAAAGATGTACAGTATTTCAAGGAAAAATGGTTATGGAGCAAGGAATGGATTAGAGTGAGCGACCACTACCCGGAAATGATGTATGTAAACGGAGAGTTTCAGAGCAACCCCGTTTTCGTTGCTTCACCGTTGACAGGAACAGATATTGCACAATGTTACTTCTATCCAAAAGACGGTGGAAAACCTATTTGGAAAACAGAATGGTCTGGTAATCTTGGAGTGACACATTGGATGCCGCTACCAGAAGGTCCATCGTTTGACGATTTGGATTTTGAGGAGGTTGATGTAGAATGAAGTCAACCAGCAAAAAAACATCCGGCTTGTTGGGCGGGTTTGACTTCCAGCCTGTTTTTTCGGAACAGACATTAAGCCGAAGTGAGCCAAAGGAAGAAGAAGTAAGCCAAGCAAAGCCGAACGAAGCCGAACAAGCACTGATTAAGCCCAGTGAAGCTACAGACAGCCGTACACAGCCTAATGAAGCACTGTTAAGCAGTATTAAGCCGAAGCAAGCCAAAGACAGCGAAACGCAGCCGAACAATGCCGTAGTAAGCGAAAGTAAGCCAAAAAAGCTGAAAAAGGTGAAAGAAGTTCAGCGTCTTATCGAACAAGGCAATGTTCCAGGTGCACTAGCCGAAGCTGGCTTGACAAAGAAAAAAATCCCGATGCCAGAATCGCATCAGGGCGTTGCAAGTGGTGACGGCAAGCGTTCAAAGCGCATTACCATCCTTATGAGTGAGGAAGAGCGCAAGTACATCAACCGTGAAGCCAGACGGCACGGAATGACGATTGGACAGTTCGTGTATGCTCTGTCAGTTGCAGCGGCAGAGGGGATGATTGAATTGGAGGATTTCTTGGAGGATTGACGATAAAAGTTAAGATTTAGGAGGGTTTTATATGCTGATATTTGAAAAGAATCTGTTTTATGACTGCACCAAAAAAGAACTCGAAAAGATTTCGGAGGCCATTAAAAAAGACCAAAGCAATGGAGCGCTCACTTTTGGAATGGAGGCTATGAAAGTTCAGATTGAACGAATCCGAGAACATTTTAGTGTTCCGGGAAAAGCATTTGATCGTGTATCTGCTTACAATCTCGCCAAAGAAGAACTGTATGATGAAATCGCGGAACGATATTTTCAAATCTGATCAAAGCTAATAAATTTAGGAGGGTTCGTAATGAAAAAAGCGAATGGTAGATATATGCAAACAGAATGTGACCGTTGTGGGTTCACTGTTCATATAGACGATACAAACAGAGCTCTACTTCATGGATGGGGCTGGAGGAAAGATACAGGTGACCTTTGCCCGGAGTGTTATGCAGAGTATAAGAAGATGGTGCTTGAATTCAATGCGGAAAAACGTCGCGCCGTCCGATAAAAGCTGAGATTTAAGGTAATGTAATTATGAACAGCGTACTTATTGATCGGAAAGTAGCAAAGAAAATCGATTCTATTTTTGAGCATCCGAATGAGATATACTCAGTATATTTAAAGTCTGGTGATGCTGTCTGGCTATATGGTAAAGTTGAATTATATGAATTTTTGCGTAGCCTATAAAAATTAAAACAGAAAAACCCCTGTGTAGTTGTAATGACCGCACAGGGGAGAAAGGAAACAACATGAACAAGAAACCGATTGATAAAGAAAAGAAATCAAACATCAAATGCGAACATTGCGAATATTGGACAGGGTTATTGTGGGACGAAGCAAGATGTAAACTAAACAGCCAGCCGAAACAATATTATCAAAGATGCAAAAACTTTTCGTGGAAAGAAACTTTGCTTTATAAATGAGAAAAACCCCCTGTACGGAATTATAACCGTATAGGGGGTTGCTTTACTTATCAGCAATGCAATCCCAGTAGAGATATGCCTTGCCATCTGCGGCATCTGCGTCCTCAAGGAACGCCTTTGCCATATCAGCGTAGAAGCCCGGAGTGTCAACGGACTGACGCTTTGCGACCTGACAATAATCCGAGTACATCATGTTCATAACAGCCCAGAAATCGTTCGGGTCACAGGTGATATTGCGCTGTTTCGCAACGTCCTGTGTCTGTTCCAACGTCCAGTGACAGCCCTTCGTGCCGTCAGCATTCACCATGCTGTCGCACCATTCCTCAGCTTCATCGTGGGTGAGGTGCTGGCGTGGCATCTTGATGGAACGGCTATCTGCACCGCCATGCTCATACTGCCCAGCCCGTTTATCCCAGTCGCCGTTCTGCGAGAAGCCGATTTGCGGCATTCTGCGCCCATTCTCTACGTCAGGATAGCGGGGGATAGGGTAGGGGTCGATGTAGCGGTTCTCCTCCTGCGGATAGTAGGGATAGCGGTCGTTGCCACCTTCCAGCTTGCGCAGACGGCGTTCCATCTCGCGCTCCCTGCGGTCACGTTCTTCCTCAAGGCGGTCACGTTCCGGCTCACGGTCTTTGTCGTGGTCACGGAGCATCATCATGCGGCGAAAATTAGTCTTGCCCATAATCTATACCTCCTCAAGAAATGGACGCAGGTGCGCCGGCGTGGGAACGGCAGAAGCAGCCAAGATACTTGAACGTGCCGGTGCCGGTCGCAGACGTTGCCACGCGGGTAGCGTAGCGGGTGCGGGTGTGGATGCTCTCGGCGGTTGCCTGAGCGCAGTTGCAGTCGGTCAGAGGGTATGCGGTCGTTCCTGCACCGATGGTGATGACCACAGGGGCGTTGATGGTGGTCGTGTCCGGGATGCTCTGGGCAACCACGATGCAATACTTCTCTCCGTTCTGGTATGCGCCAGCAGGGATGTTGATGGTCAGCGTGTCATTGGCGAACGTCACCGCATCCGAGATGACGAGGTGCGGGCACAGACGGCAGCTTGTTTTGCAAGCCATAATGTTTTCCTCCTAAAAAATCAGGGGCAGAGGTGTCTTACCCCTGCCCCGATGGTTCACCCGGTGTTATCGGGGAGTGTGTTGGTTAGCAGCCGCAGCAGTTCACGCCCATGTTGGGGTTTGCCACCTGATAAGCGGGAATCGGACGAGGATTGACCCGGTTCAGGATGGTATCAGTCTGCTGGGACATCACGGTGGTCAGAAGCGCATTCTGACGATCCTGAGAAGCCGCGAACTTTAAGCTCTGGTTCTCAGCGGTCAGAGTAGCAATCTTGTCCTGCGTGAAGTAGTCCATCATGCTGCGGAAGTTGGCGTTGCAGTTGTCCACGATGGCGCGGGCGTTGTCTGCGATAGCCTGACGGGTAGCGCAGTCCTCCGTTGCGATGGTGTACTTCAGGTCGCCGATGAGCTGTTTGTTCTCGCAGCAGCAAGATGCAAGCTGCGTCTGGATGGCGGTCTGACCCGCCTGCCGTGCGTTGCCCTCCTGCATGATGGCAAGGCTGATGGCGTTGTCGCCGTTGGACACGCTGCGTTCCAGACCGTTCACCAGCTGTGCGTTCTGGTAGCCAAGCTGACAGATGGCGCTGTTCACGCCCGCAAAGCCGTTCGCGATGTTGGCGTTGATGCCATTGATCTGCGCCAGCTGGTCATAGCCCAAAGAGCAGATACCGCTCTGGATACCCGCCAGAGAGCGGGAGGTATCCTGCTGATAGAAGCCCTCAGACAGAGCCGCGCGGGTGTCGTTACCGCCCTGACCGGATGCGCCAGTGCCGACCAGATAGGGGATGTAGGCGTTCATGCCATTGTCGCCGCCGTTGCGCCCGTTGCCGTAGTTGCCCCAGCCGAAGATGATGGCAAGGATGATAACAGCCCACAGACCTTCGTTGCCGAAGAATCCGCCGTTGTTATTGCCGCCGTCCTGCCCAGCCAGATAGCCAGTTGCAAAATCGTCCATAACAAAACTCCTTTCAGTTTTGCGTTATGCTATCCCACCGCCGTATGCGATGGGCGAAGCCAAACAAATGCGGTTTTTGTCAAGTCCGCAAAACTGAGAAGCGTTTCGCTTAGAGGGATGCTTATTTTAGGGTTGTTAAGTCAGCTTGGAGGGTTGTCCTTTTTATCTTTTGGGTCATCCCAATTTTTGCCGGCAGCACCGAAAATAAAGCCAAGCATTAAAGGAACCCATATTTTGTCATTGCCGCACAGATTGTTGATGTCAAAATCTTTTTCGGAATGGCTGTTTTCAAAATCATCCATTGTAAAGCCTCCTCACTTCGGAAGCGTCAAATTCAGGACGCTTGCCAGCTGGTTCAGGTCGATACCACGCTCTTTGGCGAGGTTCTGCGCCATCGTTCGGAGTTGTACTTCGTTTTTTCCCTGAATCAAGTTCAAGCCCTGCATGATAGGAGCATTCTGCCCGCTCAACTGCTGGATAAGCCCCATCGGGTTTTGTCCGGCACGAGCAAGGTTTGCAAGCTGCATGATAGGGCTGTGAGTAATCATATCAAACGGAGAGGGCATCGCTTATTCTCCTTTCTTTGCTGCGGTAGCGGGCTTCGAAAAGCTCTTCTGCCACTTTTCCAGTTCATCCAGCCGATGCACGAGGGTGTTGTACTGCTCAATAGGCACATATTGCTGTGTCGGTGCAGCGGTCTGCTGTGCCTGCTGTGCTTGCATCTGTCTCCACGCTTCCGGGCTGTAAAACTCTAACACGTCAGATTCACAAGTATTTGGATTCAGACGTTTGCAGTAGATGACACCACTACGCAAATCCGGGCAATACGTCCATCTTCCGTACAGATCAGACGGTATCGCCAAAAATTCTTCCCTGCTGGAAACAGGTCTACCAAGCAACCAGCCGCCATCTTGTGCTGACTGCTGAACAGGCTGCTGCCCATTCATCGGCTGCGGACGCTGCGGTTGTGCCTGCTGCATCTGCGTGTTCGGCAGGGGAGTGGAAAGACCTACCGTGCCCATGCTGCCGTAAGGATTGACAGGTTGCTGCGGAACGTAAGGCGCTCCGGGTGTTGGATAATAGCTCATAATACATCCCTCCTGATGTGACCAGTGTACCGCATCGGCAGAAAACGAAAGACAACGAAGGTACAACGAAGGACAAAAAAAGAAAAGCGCCCACACGGAGAAATCCGCATGAGCGCTTAACTGTAAGGATGCACACATTGGAGTGCAATGCTAAGATATCACATAATCCAATATATGGCAATGCTTTCGACAAAACTAGTGCGAATAAAACAAAATCCACCAGCCTAAAGCTGATGGATTATAAGTGAGCGAGTAATCGCCCTGCCACCGAAGTGGCAAAATTGTGTCTCCCGCATGGTACGCACTGTAAGTAGGCGGGCGGGAGACTGGTCGGCGCCTATCTGGCAACCGCTTTTTTCATTCCCAGATAAAGCACTGGGCTAGCTGGCAAATATCCACCCTGTTGCGCTTCTTCGAGAGGCCGGGTGGATTTCGTTGGTGTTATTATACCACAAATCGTGCAAAAAGAAAAGCGGCAGACCCGAAAGCCTGCCGCTTCAATGCGTTTCGTGAGAAATCGCACCCAATTAAGATTATGATATCACACATCCAGCATTTTTTCAATGCTTTTTAGCCGGTATCCTATCGCCGTCCGGCTGTAATGCGTCTGCGCTGCAATGTCCGGCAGCGGGAGCCGCTCAACGTACCGCAAAAGAGCTATCTTTCGGTCTACCCTCCCAAGCGGTGCGTTTTTGATGGCGGCGGTCATCTGCTGTCGGTCAAGTCCTTGCAGCGCAGCGGGCAGCACTACACGAGCCGCCGCCACAGGCAGCACCGAGCCAAAAAGGCTGCGGCAGCTGTCCGGCGTTGCGCTTAGATACGCATTTTGCCATATTAAGACCGCAAATTTGCAATTTTTTATCAAATTTGAGCCTTAACACCCCGATTTTGTTGGTCTTAACAAAATCGCTCCATGTAGTGCTTGCCATAGTATAGTCCTTTCTACGGTTTAGATTTCAACCTTGCCGTTTTCATCGTACACGTCAAACCACTCTTCGCAGTATTCGTGCACGCGCTCACGCAAACTCTTAATGTACCTGAGAGACTTGCAGGTATATACCTTCATACCCTGATACTTTCCATCAAGCCCGGTAAAAGTACCGCGATAAAAGCGCCCCATTCCTTTGGCTTTATAGATGGAGCGAGGTTCGTCCATTTCTGTGTTTTTGAGATAATACATCTTGCCCCTCCTTACTGCTTTTCCAGCGCCGCCTTCATGCGGTCAAAGAAAAACTGAATCACGGTGCCGATGGTCTCATCGGTGATGGCCCAGCTGATAAGCCTGCCCCACTTGCTGGCGCTGAGGGCCGTGCGGAGCATCTGCGCCACCCACGCCTTGCGTTCTGCGCCTCTCTTGGTGCCCTGAATCTCTTGCTCTGCCTGCTCGATCAGGTCGAGCACAGTGCCCTTGACAGCCGCGCCATAGCCCAGCCGGATGCAGCCCAGGGCGTAGAACGCAAAGCCGCCCAGCATGAGCACGAGGGCCACAGGGGCAGGAAGTGCGGTCAAAAGATTACGAATCGCTTCCATGATTGGTAACTCCTTTCAAAAGATAGTTGTCGATGTCGGTGCGGCTCTTCTGCATCCCCTCGCGGTTGTTGCCGGACAGCTGCGCATCCAGAAGGTTGCGCACCCCGTCGAGGGTCAGACGGCTCACCTCGTCAATTTCTTCAAAGCGGCGCAGATCTCGGGCAAGGGCCTGCGTGTGTTGGAGCTGGCCCTGCTCTAAGGTGCCGATGCGCTTGTCCATCTCATCCAGCCGCTTGTTCTGCACGTTATCCGGTTCCTGCGCCTTTTTGATGTACTTATGGATGATTTCCAGCACCTTGTCGATGGTGATGGCCGCAGCGCACAGGCTGCCCAGGATGCCCAGCACCCACAGCAAAGCTTCTTTTTCGGTCATTTGCCCTCCCGGAGACGGGTCAGACCCTTCTTGCGGATGATTTTCGGGTAGTTGAGGGTGGTCACGTTGAGGTCAACGTTGCCGGAGATGCCAGGCACGCGGCCCTTGCTGGTGTGCTGGTGAGCGTTGTAGTGGTAGCCGACGGCGGGAGTCTTGCCCGTGTAGTCGGCCAGCCAAACGTCCCAGCGGTTTGCCAGACGGCCCATGTCCAACTCATAGCTGTAACTCGTGTAGGTGTACAGCTGGGCGTAAAATCCCATCTTTTCCACCTGCTCCAGCGCATAGGCGGTGAGGTTTGTGAGGTCGAGGGTGGACAGCTGCTTAATGCTGTTTTCCTCCACGTCCACCGCGAGGGGCATGGTCAGCTCCTTTCCGTAGACCGCCTGCCGTACAAGGGCAAGCTCTGCATCGGCCATTGCTTCGCTGGTAGCATAGGTGTAGTAGTAAACGCCCACGTCCAGCCCAGCCGCTTTGGCGTTGCGGTAGTTCGCTTCAAAGGTCGGGTCGATGTACAAGCCGTCTGCCCGATTGGAGAGCTTGCGGTTGGTGGACACTGTCTTGAGCATGGCCCCCTTGTAGCCCGCCGCCGCCACCTGTGCCCAATCGATGATTCCCTGATACCGGCTCACGTCAATGTACCGGTAAGGAGGCTCACCTGCCCACCCGGTCACGGTGTCCACAGTGGGCACGCCCGGTGCAGGAGCAGGTTCTTCCTTGTCGGCGCTGTCCCCGGCAGCGTGAGAGAGCGCAGAAAAGATATCCCGCAGGAAGTCAAGCATCACTTTCCATCTCATAAAATCCCTCCTCCGTCAGCTTTGCCAGCACGGCATCCTTGTACCGGTCAGGCACGTTGTCGATGGTAAAAGCGCCGTCAAAACGGTGCAGTTTGATTTGGGTCACATAGAACAGAACCATAACATCCTCCTTACTGTGCGGCCAGCAGGTCGAGCATAGCCGCTTCCAGAGCAGCAAGGCGCTCTTCTGCGGTGGGCAGCTGTGCCTTTTCCTCTGCTTCCTTGCGGGCCTTTTCCTGTGCGGCCAGCTCTTCGGCGGTGTACAGCACATACCGCTGCACTTCCACCTCTTCGTCATAGGCTCCCTTTGCGGCGACACCGGGCACGTCCACCACCTTCCAGCGGTCACGGCCCCCGTTGGGGTAGGTCTTGTACTCATAGTGGCTAACCTCTTCCACGCCCGCCACAGCATCGTGGTGGATGGTCTGGGTCTCCTGCTTGAGGTATCCTTTCGTCAAGTCGGGGGTGGCGATTTCTACGCCGTTACTGTCGATGATTTTCATAAAATCTCCTTTCAGGCGACACGCTTCCATGCGTACATGCAGTAGTAGGGCGGCATGTTGTTGTGTGGTTGGCCAGCGCCACTAGTATTTGTTGCTAGATAACCCGCGGATTCATCTGCGTCAATGATTAACGATATATCATTAATCATGACATGATGCTGCGCTTGGAGTTTAATTCCAAGTGCAGATGCGGTTTTATAATACCAGTCAACGTTTCCATAAGAGACAATTTCATGTGAGTGCGGGCCATTCTCCAGATTTGTCAATGAATGCTTTGCTTCGCCGCCCGTACTTCCTGCCGCATAGGTATCGCCAGCGGCCAGGATAAAACTGTCTTTGATCTGCTCCCATGTGCCGCCGTAAAGCTCGGCAGGGCTGGTGGGTTTTTCGCTGATGTACAGACTGCCAACGGGGTGGTCTCGCTCGACTACCGCCGCAAGGACTTGCTGATAGATAGCATAGGCATCAGGGCCAATGCCATTTTTGAGTTCTCCTAGTGCCATAATGTCTCCTTTCAGGCGGTACGAAGCCAAGTGTAAGTAAAGTATGCCGGGGGTTGGACTGTAGTGCTATTGCCATAGATGGAGCTGCCAACGGCACGGACATAGTTAGAATATATCGAGACATCGCCGCCACTAGACCCTTTTGTCAAAACCCACCCGTCAGCAAGAGTTGTGGAAAGAATGCCGTTTGCGGTTGGTTTGTTGCTTGAAAAAAGCACGCCGTTTAGCTGTCCATATATGCTCGGTAAACCTGCCTCTACCGTCGTACCAGCTGGGTGCGTGTCGCTTGCACCCATTAACGCCCTATCTTGCGCAATCTTTTCCCATGTGCCGCCGCCAAAAGTCACAGCCGGGTTTTCCGGGCTGATGGTCTGATAGATACTACCCACAGGATGTGCCGCAAGCAGGAAGTTGGAATAAATGGAGCCGTCACCATAGAATTGCCCGCCATACTTGATGGGATACCACCGGGCGGAAATTTCCGCAGTCGGAATGTTGTGTGCACGGATACGGATAGCTCCGGTTCGAGTTTCGGGGTTTACGAGCATAGCTTTACCGGCTACGTCTGCGCTTGCGGGGTCGATGCTGACAGATACCACAGTCGTGGACGTAACGTCCGCTGTAATGTCAATGTAATGTGGGTACTCTGCAACTTCTGTGTCTGTTTGCCACCCAGTAATTGGAATAGAAAGATCATGTGGAACGACGGAGTCTGCTTTGCCCGCCAGAGCATCACCGGTAGCCTTTGCGTCGGCAGGGGCGTTTTCGATGCTGAGGGTTTTGTCAGTATTTGCCTTGGCCCCGGCCTCTTCCGAGTATTTCTTTGCATTGGCTTCACTGGTTGCAGCGGCAGATGCACTGGATGCAGAAGCCCCAGCGGATGCAGCGGATTCTCCAGCTTTTGTGGTTGCAATTCCGGCCTGTTCAGTGGCAGTAGCGGCAGAAGTAGAAGCTCCGTCCGCTTCCCGCTTTGCATTGGCTGCGCTTGCCTCCGCACTCTTTCGAGCCGCTTCGACCGCTTTAATCCAGTCCTCTTCTGTGCCATCATATCCATACTTTACAGCAATGGCATAGGCGCTATAAGGGCCGATTTCAATTGTTTTGCTCATTCAAACGTCACCTCCAAAATCCCAGAGCCGTTGTCTTGCATATTTATTTCGGTCAAGCTATCGCTTTTAACCATATAAAGAACGCCGTTTTTCTGTTCAAAGTTCATCCAACCGCCTTTATTAGCGCTTTGTTCTGCAAGGCGGGCGCTTTCAGCGGAGTTTTCGGCTTGCTTCTGTGACTCTTGCGCGGACGTTTTGGTATTTACTTCGGACAGTTTTGCATTCAGCTCTGCTTTTTCAGCGGCAATTCTTGCAATGTCCGCACCTGCAACGTCTGAAAGAGTATTCAGCGTTTCAGCATTCATAGGAGTGCCTTCAACGATAGGCTCATCGTTGCGAACCAGTGTGACAACTTCCGATGTGCCGTCAGACTTTTTCATTGTCCATCGGTTTGGGTACTTTGCCTTGCGGTCAACAAATACCATAGTAAGGTTCACCTCCGCATATTGGTTCTGAGCAGTAAAGCAAGTGGTCGTTTGCGATTCGCTCTACCTCGGCCAAAATTGTTTCAATCAGGTTCATGATCTGATATGTCAGGTTGTTCATACTTGATGGCGTGTCGGACAATCTACCTGGGCCGCTACATTTAGCTCGGATGTTGGAAATGTTCACAAGCCAGCGAGAAGCGTCCGAGACAGTCAGGTATCCATTTACATCCCAATCGATTTTTACCGAAACAGATGCGTTTAAAATGTCTGCAACCTCTTGAATTCCACTTTCAATACGGTTATAGTCTGTGTAACTCAGAGCACCTTTCATGCCAGCGGCCCATTCCGCTTGTTCGTCTGCCGACCATGTGCCTGAACGTCCCTTTTCTGAAATTTCAGAAACTCGAGATACATCTTCATAGGTTCTATCAGTAATCCATGTTGCCACTATTATTCACCTCAAATCATCAGATTTCCATTTGCGTCAATCTCAAGATTGTCAGGCAGAGTAAACGCAGGTCTAGCAAAAACGGATTCATTATTTGCCCATATGCTCCTGCTTGTTCCGCTGTAAGAGCAACAAACAACTCCGTGCTCTGCACGTTCCGCATCTTCTCCGCTCAAACCATCAGAAGAAGCGTCCGTCAACGGACTTCTTGTCCAGCAAAGTTCTGTTTCACTGTCCAAGATTTGCTGAGCCGTAGGAAGTTTTTCACCGTTGTTCGGGTCTGCGTTATACGCATTTCCACCAATACCGAGCTCTTTAGAAGTCAGGAGGAAAACGCTTTCAGCAACATAAGTAGTCGGCTCAAATATGCTGCTTGCTTTTTTTTGGAGAACAGTTTCGCCTATAAAATTCTTCATAGCATCGCTAAACAGATTTTTGTAATCATTGTTAAGCCAATTTCGGATTTCAGATGCTCCATCATCGTATCTAGGAACA